CGAAGAGATGAAGAAACGTCTGGACAACTACGGTGGTTTCAAGACTTCTTCTTACTCTTGCGCCCGTCCTACTACTGCGGAAGCAGAACACTACAACAGCTGGTACTACTAATGACTTTCAGAGAATTTTGTTTTAAACAGTGGACACTTCATTGTGAAGAGTGTGAAGGGTATGACGGAAAATACCCTGACTACGATTCGAAAGAGTACTTCCGGCGAATGAAATGGTTTCTAAGATGGCAATTTAGGAAGTTAAAAGAATCTAAAGCTAAATAAGCCCTTGACATTTGTTTCTGAAAGAAGTATAATAGCCACCTAATTGATTGAGAGAGAATATATTATGTTTAAATTTGTTGCTAAACCAAAACTGACTAACCGTTATGATGAAAAGACTTTTGAGAATAACGATGCCAAAGTTGCTGCCGCAGAAGCTCTTCAGTACCTTAACGAATACAACGAGATGGGTAAAGAGTTTGCTGACCAATACGGACAATATGTCCCCGCGTTAAAGGCAGAAGACTGGGCAATGCTTGGTAAGTTAACTCCACCTACCGGTTTGTATTTCCGCGACAACACATTGATGGGACTCTAAGATGTTGAGACACAATGATAGTTGTACTGAACTCTTAACGATTCTTCAGGAAGAGTGTGCTGAAGTTATTCAGATGGCATCTAAACTAAAACGATTTGGTCAAGACCATGACACTCTTGAGCGGTTCGCCAAAGAACTCGGTGACCTTCAGTGTATGATCGACCTTTGCCAAGAATACGACCTCGTGTCTTATACCGACCTAGATTTGTATTCAGCAGAGAAACGAATAAAACTAAAGAGTTGGTCGGATCTCGTAAATGAAGATTGAGGACAAAATGAAAAAGTCAAATCCAGTTGCTAAGTATGCTAGAAAGTATAATGTCGCTGCGGTACATGTTGACCGTAAAAAGGAAGCTAAGAAGACCGGTAAATTTTACTTGACACAAGATAAGGATTAATGTATAATGGCTGTAGATAAAGTAATGAGATACGCAATGATTCGTCGTGCTACTCTCAGAGTACAGAAAAGTTCAAAAGTACGTAGGTCTAATCTACTGCTCGCGAAAGAAGTTTCGGCGTTAGACCGCCAAGACTATAAGTCCAACATTAGTTGGCATGACACTGACAAATATGTCAATGCTCATTTTAATGATGTTTATAAAGCAAACACTAACGAGGAATGGAATTAATGTCTGAATCACCAAACTTAATTGACTTAGGTCGATACCCTAAAAACGATGTAACTCTTATCTCACGTGAGTTCTTACGTATCGTGTACATCGAGTCTCTACAGGATTATGCTGAAGAAGCTCAAAAAGAAACCAAAGATGATGAAGTCATCGGTAACATGGAAAATGTGTTGAAGTGTCTTGAAACCGTTATTGTAATGCTTGACGGCAACGAAGATTTTCTCAAGTATGTTCATGCCGACGCCGAAGTATCTGAAGAGGACGCTGAATATGACCGATTCTAAAACATTCGAATATGATTCACTTATGGATACCCTCAAGAAAAACATTCTAGAGGTGACGTTCACTAAGGTTAATGGCGAGACGCGAGTAATGCCTTGTACCTTAGCGACTAATTTATTACCTGTTACCGAGCAACCTAAAGTGTCCGAGACTAACGCTGACTACTCTGTCAACAAGTCTGTAATTCGTGCTTTCGCAATCGATAAACAAGCATGGCGCTCTTTTAAAGTAGAGAATGTTTTATCGGTTGGTGTACTGGATGAATAGAAAGGCAGAGAACGCTGCCAACTTTTTGGATAGGAAAACCTTCTCTCGCAACATAGAAGAGTTCGTATTCAAACATCGTATGAGTTATATGGATACTATAGTTCATCTTTGTGAAGTTCAAGGTCTAGAGGTAGAGGACATTAAAAAATATCTTACTGTCCCAATAATCGAAAACCTCGAAGCAGAAGCTCGGCAGTTAAACTTTCTACCAAAACTTAACACTTTAGATGTGTTATAAATAGCAGTGCCCTAGAGGCAATCACATACATTGTTCATACGACCATTGTTTATATTTAAGTAATCCTAATACTAAAGGAAATATTATGTCTTTCGCAAATCTAAAATCCAAATCTATGGATATCTCAAAGCTTGTTACCGCTGCTACCGAAGCATCCGGTCAGGCAACCAACACAAACAAATACCAAGACGACCGCAAGTGGAAACCTACTGTTGATGAAGCAGGTAATGGTTACGCTATCATTCGTTTTCTACCCGCGATGGAAGGTCAAGACCTACCGTGGGTACGTTATTGGGATCATGCCTTTAAAGGCCCAACCGGTCAGTGGTACATCGAACGTTCATTGACTACACTAGGTCAGAACGACCCATTAGGTGAGTTAAACTCTCGTCTATGGAACTCTGGTATCGAAGAAGATAAAGAGACTGCCCGTCGTCAGAAGCGTCGTCTACACTACGTTACTAACATCCTAGTCGTTAATGATCCCGCAAACCCAGCCAACAATGGCAAGGTAATGATCTACGAGTTCGGTAAGAAAATCTTTGACAAGATCATGGATATGATGCAACCAGAATTTCCTGGCGAGACTCCGGTCAATCCATTCGATTTCTGGTCTGGTGCGAACTTCGAATTGAAGATTCGTAATGTCGCAGGATACCGCAACTATGATAAGTCAGATTTCAAATCTCCTACTGCTCTGTTTGAGGCAGACGAGACTAGGTTGGAATCCACCTATAACTCTTTGTATGACCTGAATGAGTTCCAAGTACCAAACTACCCGAACGCATTTGATGCGAACTGGTTCAAGTCTTATGATGATTTGAAGGCTAAGTTGGATACTGTCCTAGGAGTAGCAACTGGAAACGGTGCTACTCTGAAGAATGAAGCACTTGCCCAATCGGCAGAAGCTGCTCCAATTCGTTCAGCGTCAGAACCAACGGTTGTATCAGCTCCTGCTGCCGAGGCGCCTGTCGCCGAATCGACTGATGATACTCTGTCGTATTTCGCGAAGATGGCTGCTGAAGATTAATCCAGATATTTGGATTCGGGGGGAACGAAAGTTCCCCCTTTTTTTTATGCAGTTCTAGAACCCATCATTGGGTCATAGAAGTCGAAACCAGTGGTTCCGCTGAAACTAACATCACCTGCCTGAGTGCTGACATTATTACTGACATTACTATTGTCTACCACCACGATATTTTGTTGCGCCTGAGCGGCAAACATATCACTAGATGCTGTCGCAACCTTAACACCAGACTGAGGATACGGTGCTGACGTGACACTACTACTAACCTGAGAAGGTTTGGCACCAGCACCTCGTCGTCTTTTATTTCCACCGGCTGCTGCCACAGGTTCTGAGGGTTCTGATGCTGAATCGTCTACACCTAACATCCAATTGGCAAACTTTTCTCCCAATTCCTCTCCTGACCACGAACCAGCTAAAGCACCCAATACACCTCCAGTAAGAGTACCTATGCCGGGCATGCCTAAGGTTCCTATCAAACCACCAACTGCGCCACCAAGAGCTGCGCCACCTATGCTACCCAATTCTTTACTAAGCAATGCCGCTTTTTCTTTCGTAGATGTGGTCTCATCCATTAAAATATTTGCTATTATTCCACCACTTATTAAAGAACCCAATGCCGGAACTTTCTTTAAGAAGGATAATGCCTTACCAAACTTACCGTATTTCGCTGCCGCTTTACCATTAAGTTCATCTATAAAGTTTTTAGCACTGAGACTTTGGGTTGACGTTTTGATTTCATTCTTAGCAAATAATTCATCTACCTTATCAGCACTTACAAATTCACCACCGACCTTAGAGATACTACCGGTAGTTTTATCTACCTTGAGTCCATCTAGCTCCAAAGCTTTAATTTCCTTGTCACTCAAACCCTTAGCAGTTTCAGAATTAAATTGTTGACGTTGACTTTTAGAGAACTCCATTTCTGATACTGGTGAAGTAACTTTTTTTGCCTTGATTGCTGCCTGCCGAGCATTTTGCGCAGCTCTTCGACCTGCTCTAGTAAGTTTCTGCTTATTCTTGTTAGCGTCCATACCTCCTTTAACACCAAGAGCCAATACTGCCGCTTCGTCGACCTTGTCTAAAGCAGCGGGCACGTCTCCCTCGATTGCTGAATTAATAAAACTTAAAGTCCCTACCACGGTTTCAGTCACTTTAGAAAGTGCGTCGTTCAATGAAGGTAGAGCACCTGTGAATTTCATCAAAGGCTCTTTCAGTCCTGCTGCCTTGTCTCCCAACTTTTCAAGTTCTGATATAACTTCGGGAGTAGCAAGGGCTCCACCTACCGCACCCAGTAAAGCAAAACGCGTACCCAAAAGAAGACCGAATGACCCCAGTTTTGTTGCTCGATGCGCGGCATCAGCGAGGTCACTTGAACCAGTCTGTTCTTGAACATAACTAGCAATATTGTCGGCACCCGCAGCCAAACCACCTGCCAGGGCAGCTCTACCTAATAAACTTGTTGCCCCACCTGCCAACGTACCCGCACCAAATCCACCTAGAACACCACCAAAACCCGAAAATCTACCACCGCCACCACCTTTTTTACTACCACCACCACCGGCAGTACTGGTTGTTCGGGAGGCAGCACTCGCTGCTCTTTTAGCATCATCATCTGCTTCACGGCGACGAAGTTCGTCCTTCCGGTCACTCAGAATCATTGTCGCTAAAGAACTGTTCATACTCGTAAGGTTAGTGTTAACACTATCCAGAGTATTATTCTGTGATTTTAGGTGCTCTATTAATGTTTCAATCATGGGTTATCCCTGCTGTTGTGCTCTTTCTCTTTTTTCTTTTAGGTCGTCAATCAACATGGTCAAATAAATCTCTCTCTCCCAAGGCAACATTTCTTCAACATCACTCAATGAGTAGTTGAAGTTGTTTAACAGTTGGAAGTTAACTTGGTAGTAATTTACCAACGTGTCATGAGAGAGATTAATCAAAAAAAATCATCTATGCCTTCTAGAACTTTAGAGTTCTCTGTATTACACTGCGCACACGTAAATTTAACTTCTTCTTTAAGTGTGGGCATATCATTTACAAATGTCGAAATTGTCTCGAACTGTTGTGCTGTCATTGAGTCTATAAAATCAATTAGTTCTTCTCTAGTCGAATCTTTGGTCGAGTATCGTTCTTCTTCGGTACATATAGTCGCTATACATGTGATAAGCAACTCTAGTAGAGATTCTGTAGCACTCGTACCATGTAGAAGTTTCTCATTTTTCATAAAGTCTTCGTATGTCGGGTATCTCATTTCAAGAACAATGTCGTCAGTGATATTGATTTTAACATCGGTGGCCACTCCCTCAACTTCTATCTTATCGAGTTCAACCACAACTTCGTTATTCATTTCACATTCGGTACATGAAATTAATAATGTACTTGTCTCACCTACGGATTTTGACCGAATCTTAGTGAATAGGTAGTCTACATCAAAGGTAGTTAGTTCTCCCTTGATGTCTTCTGTAGTACACGCATTGATAGTGTTGATGATTGATTTAACCATATCCACTCTATCTTGCGTCTCAGATGCGATCAGCAACATCTTCTGTTCCTTTACTAGGAAAGGTCGGTAACTAACTTCCTGACCTGTAGATGGTACGGTAACGCGATATTTTGGTGTGTCATTCAGTTTTGGTAATGCCATTATAAATCCTATAATTTAAATTAAGCCGCCGAAATTAAGATTGATGTCAGCAGAGAATAACCCTACTTTGTCAGCCTTAAAGGGCTCCCAGTTGGTGTATGAAAATGTAACAGTTACTTCTACTAATCCGTCGAGGTCATCACTCAATTGAATAGTTGATACGTTTGTCGGGAAAGCGTCTATCAGTTTAACACTGTACACGGTACCTCCCAGTAGGTCTAGATTAATATCTAAAGGCCCTAGGTCGAACCCCACACGAACCTGTGGTTTTTTTAATTGATGTATTATAATGTCCGCAACGTAATCGTCCTTCCACCCGATGGCACCCCTCGATAAAGGTTTTGGTGCTGGTGGTTTAGCTTCTTCGCCTTCTGCGGGAGGTTTAGGTTCTTTGGGGGGAGTGGGTGTCATATGCCCTACCATTGCTCCCAACCATTTATCAAAATATTTACGAACACTATAATCGTTCAGAAGATGGAAGGTCAACGTAACATCTTCTACGAGGAATCCATTGGCAATCTTTTCACTATACAGACCAATTTGTCTATCTAGTGTAGTAATTTGTCTGCCAGGCAACGTTGCGCTTTTACACAATATGTTATTATTCTTAGCGCCACTTAATTTAGTGATACCTACTTTTGATGGTAGTACCACACCAAACTGGTTAGCAGACGCTAGTCCGCCTCGACTAATAAGTCTACTCTTTAAATCTTCTATTGATGCCATTGGTTATCCACCTATCATTTTCTTAGAGTCTGCGTAGACTTTCTTAGAGTTCGCCTTACGGAATTGTGCTGTCGGAAGGAATGTAGCAATCTCCCACTCTGGAGCAGGAACCAATGCGAACTTACTTTTTACCTGTTTATTCAAATAATGTTTGAGACAGGGTTTGTAGTACTTAAATTTCGATGCTCGCGCAAGTAACTCATATGTCATCTTGAATCGCGTAGAATCGTTAAACTTATTGTTAGTAGTAATCTCCATCAACCCGTCCAACATCTTAGCACGTAAGATAGGAGGTAGGTAATGAAGGTTCAATCCTAGGAATCCGCCTTCTGCGGGCCCGACAACGACCACTAAAGGAAACGTATCGTAATACGGTAATGTCTCTTTGTGCTTCGGATCGTAGAAGAACATATACATGCTACCGACAATTTCGGTACTCACTTGCTTTAAAGGTTCTTCTTTCATCAATGCTTCACGATTGATGCTACGTAGATTCTTAATCTTTTGTTGGAACCATGCTCGCGACTCCTTTGTGCGAGGAGTAATACCCGCACGGAATGCTTGTAGTTCTAGTCTGTTAAATACTGTAGACATAAAGTTCCTGAGTTAAAATCTATTCCTACTATTTATACAGGAACTATTTCTTTTTCTTACGGAAGGGCGCAAGTTTTTTCAGGGGTTTCTTGGTACGCATCTTTTGAGTGGACTTGGGCATGACACCCATTGCGGTCAATTCTTTCTCAGTCCATATCTCGAAGTGATATCCACGGTCATCAGCATACGCCTTAGCGGCCTTCCACTTCGACTGGTTCTTGATGTATGTCATTCCTTCGGTCAATATAGTACGTCTAGTCTTACCTTGTTTACGTACGGGTAACAGGGTCTCTTTATGAGGTTTGACTTCCACAATAACCACTCGTCCAGACTTGTACTTAATAACAAAGTCGGTGAAGTATCGGTGAGGTCTTCCATCGGTTTCGCATATGTACGGTATAACAAGTTCTTCGGACATCCACTGTACGATGTCTATACTTTCGTCGCACCATTTCATAACATGTCGTTCCCAACCTGAACGATAGACGACATTATCCACATCACCAGCGTACTTTTCTGGGTTTTTCGGTTGGTATCTGCCTTTGTATGTTTTCATTAGTAACTTTATGTATAAATAGTAAAAAGTATTTATAACCGAGAGTTATTCCGATGGCAGAAACAGAACCTACCGACACTACAGACAACACAGCCAAGTCAAAAAAGATACTGCAGTATCCTCTAGATACTACAAATTCTCGGTCTAAGGTATTATTTCACATAAAAGAAATTAAACCACCGACCATTAAAGGTATTGACTTTGGTGCGTTGTTCGAAAGTATGTTTGCTCTTAACCGACCAAGCGAAGACGAAGGTGACGGTAAACCAAAAAATGAAGAGGAAGCGGAAGCAGTGAAAGCTGCCGAATCCGGTGCCGGTACAGAGTCAAAAGAAGTAGTAGCGAGAAGCATCGAATACACGGGTGACGTGGTAGCGCTATACTTACCAGTCTCTCTAGTGATCACAGATAACTTTGGATATGACACACCTAGTTTGGGTACTGCTGGTGCTGCCGGTTTTCAAGCGTTGTCGTCAGGTAGTGGCGCGATGGGCGCGTTGGCGCAATCTATTACTAGTGGAAAACAATCTATCACAGATATGGTCAATAGCGCAAAGACTCCCGCATTAGCAAGACTTGCTCTTGCGCGTGGGGCGCAGAAAATCAATGAAACCGCAGGATCAGCAGTTAGTATTGCTGGAGCGGTATCTGTTAATCCAAACATACGGACTCAGTTCAGAAACGTAGGAATACGTGAGTTTCAGTTTCAGTTTAAGTTTATTCCTAAGAGTAAGAAAGAGGCTGACGAAATTAAAAATATTATTCATATCTTTAGGAAATCCGCATACCCTGAGATGATTGGTGGTGTGGGAGATGGTATAAGTGCGGGTTATAAGTATCCTATGGTATTCGATGTATCGAGTTGGTTTATGCCAGACATCGAGGGTGCGGCTCCAGTACGAGTCGGAACTAAATTACGCAATACCTTCATACGCAGTATCAGTGTAAATTATAATGCGGGTTCAATGGCATTCCATGAAGACGGAACTCCTGCTGAAATTGACTTGTCGTTTACAATGGTAGAGGACAGAACATTAAGTCGCGAAGATATTGAAGAAAGCACAGACGAAAGTGGAGATGGTGGTTACTAATGGCATACTTTAAATACTTCCCTAAAATATTCTATAGATTCGGCGATACCGCTGATCGCTCCATTGCGCAAAATCTTACTGCGTACGCTGATATTTTGGATAACGTTAAGGATGCTACCTCATTCTATACTGACTACTACATTGCTGATGGCGAACGTCCTGATCATGTAGCATATAAGTTGTACGGCGATGCTAATTTACACTGGACATTCTATTTCATGAACGATGAGATTCGCGAACGTGGATGGCCATTACCGTATGCTCAGGTACAAGCGAAAGTGGAGAAAGAACATCCTTACATTGTGTTAAACACGAGTGAGGATATTGTAAACAAGTTCTTGACCCACCAAACCATCCAAGGAGCGAACGGTACTGCTGAAGTTCTACATCGACATGTTCGGCTCGGGCAAGTTGTAGTGAAGATGGTATCGGGTTCCTTTTCTAACGGTGAACAATTAGATTCTACCAATAACGAAGGTGTTTTGGAAACATTGCTTGTGAACACAGTTGAACCCGAACACAAGTCCGCTCGTTTTTATACTGATATTGAAGGTAATATTATAGACATCGACCCATACCTCGGGCCCGGAGTTAATGATATAGAAGTGACTCACGAAGAGCACTATCACCAACAGAATGAATCATTAAAACAAATACGCGTACTTCGCAAAGGTAATATAAATTCTGTTGTGCGAGCCATTCAAGACTCTATGGGTAAGTTATGACAGCAATTAGTGAACTCGAACATAAAACACCTTTTGAATTTAAAAAAGTTCTCATCGAAAGTACTCATTTCACTTCACACAAAAAAGTGGATATCCGAAATGCGGTGACTGACCTTGACGTGTTCGAGCATTTAGATAAACCTTACCTCACCGGCACACTATCCTTCATTGATAGCGGAGATGTTATAACAAGTGGTTATTTACAGGGTGGTGAGAAAGTTCATGTAGAACTGATAGTGACTGATGATCTTGATGCTAAAGTTATCGCCAAAACGTTTTATATAACGCAAGTTTTGTTTTCGCAGAAAGGTCATGATACGGTAGAAAATGTTGTAGTTCATCTCATAGAAGATATCGCTTACGAGTCTAATATGATTAATGTTAACCGTCAGTATTCCGGAAAACCGTCTAAAATTATTGGGTCTATCAGTGACTTGATTAATAAGAAAGTATCTTCGACTGACACTGATAAACAAGAGATGCGGGTGATTGTACCTAACTTAACACCGATGGAATCAATCTCTTGGATAAAAAATAATTCTAGTACTAAGGAAGGATATCCTTTCTACCTATACTCTTCTCTTATCGGAGATGAGTTGATCTTCAGTGACCTCAAAACACTGATGGAACAAGATGTTATTAATCCGGACGTACCATTCGCCCATATACAAGCGAACATACCTCAAGGTAATGACAATGAGTCTAAAATCAGACGACGTACTATACTAGGGTATCAGTTCAAAAATACTGATAACTTATTTAAAATGATTTCCGAAGGTATCGTGGGTGGTGAATATAGTTTTCTGGATATAACTAAAAACGAAAGAGTCTCGGGTATATTTGATATTGATAAGGACTTTACACAGAAAATAAAAAATGACAAGCTCATATCTAATACTTCGGATGCGCTAGATTATTTCAGAAAATCGGAACTCAATACGAAAAAGAGTCGCAAGATTACTCAGATTGGTAGTACGGATGCGTATGAAGGGTTTAATTCACTATCACAAAGTGATGACTTTGCTAACTATAAACTAAGTGTTATTAATAAGAGCATGGATCATGTTTTGAAAAAGAGTCCTCTTACTATTAGTGTTAATTTCATTGAGTTTATGAAAGGGAGACGTAATAATAGTATAGGTAAAAAAATCAGACTCAGATTTCTTGCTAATATAAACACCGAAGATGGTAATGATACCACCTCAATTGATATGAAGAAGTCTGGTGACTTTCTCATCTTCGGGGTTAAACATGCGTTCCGAGCTGAAAATTATGTAGCGACACTCACTTGTGTGAAGTTGTCGGATGAAAAGGTGACCAATCAATGATACCGCAGAATTCAATAGATTTTTATGGCGACCAGACTAGATGGTTTATGGGTGAGGTTGTCAATGTAAAGGACGACCCAGAGAAATTGGGTAGAGTCAGGGTTAGGGTTTTCGGTGTATATGATGAAATTCCTGACGAAGACCTACCTTGGGCCCAGATAGTTGTACCTGTCACTACGGGTATCCACGAAGGTAAAGGGCAGAACCTAGGTATCCTAAAGGGTACACAAGTGTTCGGTATGTTCCTTGACGGGAAGAACTCTCAGTTGCCTATGGTGATTGGCACTGTACCCAAAACAGGGGATACGAACGAGAAGGCAAAGGAGAACTACCCTCTCAATAAGGTATACGAGACAGAGACCGGACATTATAAAGAGTATGATGATACGCCTGGCGCTGAACGTATCAAAGAAAAGCATAAAGGGGGTGCGTACTATGAAATGGATAAGGATGGTAATATCTCCATATATGTACCCGCAAATGGGGATAAACCAGTCTCTATAAATTTAACTGTGGGTGGAAGTCACGGTAAGGTTTCGGTGTCTGCTAATACAGTAAACATTAATGGTAGCGAATTTATAACACTAAACTCGGGCGGATAATGTCTAATGGCTGATTCAGAAGAGTTTCCGGTAGTAGATACACCGGTATTACAGATTAAACCACCTAATCCAATAGCGTCAGTATCTTCGGTCAGTAAAGGACAGTTAGATGTATTAAAAACCTTGAGCGTGTTAGCGGTAGATCAACTTTCCATATTAGAATTAGGAATTGAGATACCGTGCGAGGGTGGATTCCCTCCTACTCGTGCGGACATTGTCAAAGAGTTTAATAAGTTATCTAACATCCCAACGCAATTAAGACAAAATATAATCGACCTTAAAGATCAATTCGTCGACGAGGTTGATGCTGAAGCACAAGAGCTTATAGATCAATTACAAGATATTATTACCGAAGTAGAAACTACTATTGAACAGGTATCAGATTTACTTGCTCCGTATTGGGACAAAGAAGGGAAGATTCGAAATTGGGAAAAGGAGGCGGACGATGCCTTCAATGAATTGATTCAAGATTATCAATTATTCATCCCAGTCAAGATCGCGGAACTAATATCTAAACTGTTACCGGTTGACTTCAATTTGAATATAATGGGGATTGAAATAAACCTTTTAGAAATATTCACTGACGAAGAACAGGCCCGAATCAAACTACAGATTGAAGAAAGACTTGACGAACTATATCTATTAATTCCAGAACCTCTCCGGTCATGGGATGGTACGTACGGTGTAAAGTGCCGCGAGTGGAAAGCGAAAATCACTTGGCAATATATCAAGTCTGAAATGATGAATGCGGTTACCAATCTGGTGTGGGATCTGTTTAACAAACTCATCAAAAAATTTAAAGAGATTTGGGACGCATTAGGATTACCTTCACTCCCAGACCTATTGAACTTTGATATCAATGAATGGATAGATTCTACTATCAAACAGATAGAGGATGAAGTTAAAGATAAGATTGCCGAAGTCAATCAACAAATAGAACGAGTTGAAGGATTCTTCGAAGGCATGTCGGAACCCGACCTAGATGCTGAGAAGGCTAAACTTCAAGGTAAGGGTTATGCGATGATTGCTGACCAATTGAAAGAAATAGAAATTCTTGGTTTCAACGTATATGATGATATCATAGGCGGTGACATGGAAGGAAAAGTTAAATCCGCAGAGCAAGATATTGATAACTTCAAGAAAGGTGCTCGCGACTTTGCGCTTAACTGGCAATGGCATTTATTGAGTATATGGATAAAAAAGATTAAAAAATTCCTTGATGCCATCGGACTCGGTAAGTTGTTAGAACTATTAACGCTAAGTTTTTGTGATGTTTTGGAATTACTCGGCATTCCTACCAAGATTGAGATTGTTGCGCCTTAGCAAACTGTATAAATACTACAAAAAGAGTTGGAAGCCCATGTCAGTTAAAAAACTCACATCAATAGAAGATGGCAATCTTACCACTCGACCAATCACGAGTTCTATTCAAAAGAAAAACTCGGATATCGATTGTTCGTTTACGGTGAAACCATCTGGAGATATATACAAGAAGACGGAGGCCTCCTCTGTGGCTCAGTCTGTCAAGAATCTTTTGTTGTGTAACAGAGGGTCTAAACCTTTTGCTCCGTCATTTGGAGCGAACTTGGAAGGTATGTTATTTGAGTTAGGTGATGAGTTTGACGACGATAATATCAAATCGATGGTACGCAACGCTATTAATAATTACGAACCACGAGCGAAACTACAAAGGGTCGTTAGTAAATTTTCACCCGATTATAACTCTTTAGATTTAACAATCACCTTTCAGGTTATCAGTACATTAGAGCAGGTAAGTTTGAACGTGAATATTGCGAGGATACGCTAAATGCCTATATCAACGTCGGATCTCGATTTTGTAAACATTAAAAATAAACTGAAGACCTACTACAAGCAAAGTGGTGAGTTTACTGATTATGACTTTGAAGCGTCTGGACTATCTAGCATACTAGATGTTCTCGCTTATAACACTCATGTGAATGGTCTGATTGCTAATATGGCTATCAATGAGTCATTCATCACTACGGCACAACTTCGTACTTCGGTGGTTAACCATGCGGAACTTTTAGGGTATGTACCTAAATCTCGAACTGCGTCATCTGCTGAAGTTAAAATATCAGTAGTTATTCCCAACGGGCCTGATATTATATCCTTACCGAAAGGTACAGAATTATTTGCTCAGTATGATGATATACTATATTCATTTAAAACGCCCAGCGAATATACTTCTAGAAAGTCAGGTGACCAGTATATATTCCAGACGGCAGCAGGTAGTGAACTTATAACCGTTTATGAAGGTGAAATTAAAACTAAGAACTTCTTAGTAGGTAACGCTTCTGACGATAACGTATATGTTATTGAAGACGCAACGATTGATACAGACAGTATGGAAGTCCAAGTGTTTAGCGACTGGACTGGTGTAGATAGTTTAAATTACACTAATATTGACAAAGTATCTACTATTGATAGAAATTCTCACATCTTTATGTTGCGTGAGTCATCCAATGGGTTCTATGAGATTTATTTTGGTGGTGGTAGAATCCTAGGCAGTAGTCCTATTGCGGGTAACCGTATACAAATAAAGTACCGTTCCTCACGAGGGGCGGAACCTAATGGTGCGTCTGTATTCTCTACGGCACAAATTAGTTACTTGAGTAACTTTTACTCAGTTAATGTTACCACGATTACTCCAGCTAATGGAGGTTCTGCAAGAGAAACTACTTCGTCAATTAAGTTGAACGCACCTCGTGGGTTTACTTCACAGCAAAGATTGGTTACTGCGAATGACTATAGTACATTAATATCCCAGAAATTTTCACCTTTTATCAAGGATGTTTTCTGTTGGGGTGGTAACGATAACGAACCTCCACAGTACGGTAAGGTATTTGTAAGTCTTAATTTTATTGACGGTATCAGTGAGTTTGCTCAAGAAACTGTTAAGGGTAGTATTAAAGACAACTTAACTTCTAAGTTATCTATTATGTCTATCGACACTGAGTTTGTTGACCCAGAAACCACATACCTCGAATTGCGCACAGTTTTCCAAGTAGACCAGACCAAAAACATTTCTTCTGTCGAAACTCTTCAAGCATTGGTGAATGTCATCGTAGATGACTTTGTGTCAGCTAATTTAGAGAAGTTTAACTCTACATTTAGACGTTCTAACTTATTGACTGAAATTGATAAAATATCAGAGTACATAATCAACTCTAGAATGGATGTTAAATTACAGCAACGTATTCCAGTCTCCACAGAAATTGCGGCAATCGAATCCGCGACAGGTCAACTTGTTTCGGAAATAACCAGAAACTGGACATTAAACTTCCCAGTTATATTAGCTAACCCAGATAATGATGACTATATCATAACGTCTACTGGCTTTAAGTGGCAGGGACAGAATGTTAGCATTAAAAACAAACTAGGTTCTACTCGACTACAGTTAGTTGATCTGAATAATATAGTTAAAATAGATAACATCGGTACGTATGACCCAGCTAAAGGTAAGGTATCCCTGATTGCGTTGTCAATCGATAAAGATTCTTATGTTGGCGGTTCTATTAAAGTAAGTGCTACACCTGCTAACCAGAGTACAGTAAAACCTTTACGTAACTATGTGATATCACTAGACAAATCATTATCAACTACAGAGGCTGTATTAGATGATGGTACAACTAGGGTCTCTCTATAATGGCACAAATTATTGGAAAGGAAATTTATCGACCGAGTTTCCACGCTCCCATAGTAAAGGGTGTACTTCCTGAATTCTATCAAAGCGAATATCCAAGATTAGTAGAATTTCTTGAGAAGTACTATGAGTATCAGGAAGAACAGGGATTAGCAACATTCAGTGAACAGATTTATGATTTGTTTAATGCTCGTGATATATCGCACGTTAATCTAATAGACCTAGATACTTTAATATCAGAGATAAGTGATGGGTTGACAAGAGAATCATTTCATCCACAGCAAGACGCTAGGTTGATGACTCGATTACTGGCAGACTTCTATCGCGCTAAAGGTACTGTGTTATCGGTGAATGAATTCTTTAAAGCATTCTTTGACGAGGATGTTGAGGTCGTGTACCCTAAGAATAACATATTCATTTTAAATGACAGACCGGGCAACTCTTTAATAGGGCCTAAGTCTCTGAAGTATATTCAGGACGATAGAAAATATCAGATATTCTCAATTCTTTTGAAAACAGGTATGTCATTAGACGATTATCAAAGTTTTTATAAGAAAATGGTACACCCCGCTGGATGGTACCTTTCTGCGGAAGTACAGACATTAAGTGAAGCACAAGTTTATTTGAAAGCGGGGGATACAACAGACCCACTAGAAATACCTAGTTATGCTATTGAAATACAGACAACACCCATAGACGTAGACCTACGACCCACATACTCTTTACTTGTTATGGAAGAGAATGACCCAGTAGATGCGAGAACTCAAGCACAGAAAGACGCCGGAGAAGGTATACTTATAAGTTCTTTAGAAACTCTAGAGAAATATGACGGTATAACTCTTCAACAGATTGTAGACGACTTCAACGATAGTGTCGCAGAGTGGGTTGGTGTTAAACCACCTACACTAGACGATGGTGGATTGGATGCGTCACAGACCTACGAAACTATGGATGCGGGTGAAGGCGGTGGATAATAAAAAAGGAAATAGAGCACAATGACTCGGCAAATTATTAATACAGGCACCTCGGTTAATGACGGGAAAGGTGATACTCTAAGAGACGCCTCTGCTAAAATCAATGCGAACTTTCAAGAGATGTTCTCGCTTGTTGATATGAGCGCAGCGGGTACTATTACCCCAGAATTTATTTCTAATTACATTGATAGTTCAGTTGGCACTTACCTAAATGGATTGAATGTTCAAACTGTTCTTGACAACCAGAACAATATTAGTTTTCTGGATTCACGCGTCACGCAACATGATACTATTCTCACGACATTAAACTCAAATACCATCAATTTACAGTATGAGATTGATTTAATTAACTACACTATCGAGAACACTCAGATTGGTGATACGGGGCCACAGGGCCCTCAAGGTGGTCAGGGGGAAATTGGTTCTCAGGGTGCTCAAGGAATCATCGGGCCGCAGGGCCCTATTGGTGTCCAAGGTGTCCAAGGGGCAATTGGTACCCAAGGTTCTCAGGGTAATGTCGGAGAGATTGGGCCTCAGGGTGTTCGTGGTATCACTGGTGTCCAAGGTATCCAAGGTAATGTCGGTGAACGCGGTAACCAAGGAGAACAAGGCCCTCAAGGTGACCAAGGTATCCAAGGTAACGTCGGAGAAATTGGAGCACAGGGTGAACAAGGTGCTCAGGGTGCTCAGGGACTTCAGGGTAATGTTGGAGAGATTGGAGCACAGGGTGCTCAGGGTGCTCAAGGTTCTCAAGGACTACAAGGTAATGTAGGCCCTATCGGTGTCCAAGGTGTCCAAGGGGCAATTGGTGCTACAGGTCTTCAGGGTAACGTTGGAGAGATTGGTGCTCAAGGCGCTCAAGGTAGTACTGGAGTTCAGGGCATCCAAGGTAATGTTGGTGAAATTGGAGCACAAGGTGCGCAGGGTAATCAAGGTGACCAAGGTATTCAAGGTAATGTTGGTGAAGTCGGAGCACAGGGCGCAGTTGGTGCGCAGGGTTCTCAAGGACTACAAGGTAACGTAGGCCCTATTGGTGTCCAAGGTATTCAGGGTTCAGTTGGTGAACAAGGACTTCAAGGTAATGTCGGAGAAATAGGCCCACAAGGAATTCAAGGTGTTCAGGGTTCTGTCGGTATCCAAGGTAATGTTGGTGAAGCTGGAGCACAGGGTGCTGCTGGTGCTCAAGGTTCTATCGGTATTCAGGGTAACGTTGGTGAAGTTGGAGCACAGGGTGCTGTAGGTGTTCAGGGTTCTGCTGGTATTCAAGGTAACGTTGGTGAGCAAGGCGCGCAGGGTGCTATTGGTGCCCAAGGTTCTGTCGGTATCCAAGGTAATGTTGGTGACAAAGGTGCTCAAGGCGCTGTAGGTTCTCAGGGTTCTGCTGGTATCCAAGGTAACGTTGGTGAGCAAGGTGCTCAAGGTGCTATTGGTGCTCAAGGTTCTGTCGGTATTCAAGGTAATGTCGGAGACGTTGGTGTTCAAGGTGCTGCTGGTGCTCAAGGTTCTATCGGTATTCAAGGTAATGTCGGAGACGTTGGTGCTCAAGGTTCTAAGGGCCCACAAGGAGATCAAGGTCTTCAGGGTGCCGTTGGTGACGTTGGTGCTCAAGGTGAGGTTGGTTCCCAAGGTAGCGCAGGCCCTCAAGGAGCGGAAGGCCCGATTGGTACTCAAGGTGACGCAGGGCCACAGGGCCCCGCAGGTACAACTCCTGGCCCACAAGGCCCGATAGGAAATACCGGTGAACCCGGCCCACAAGGGCCCGCAGGTACAACTCCTGGCCCACAAGGGCCAACGGGTACTACTGGTGAAGCAGGGCCGCAAGGTGCTGTTGGTGCTCAGGGTGCTGTTGGTGCTCAGGGTTCTCAAGGTGATATTGGCCCTCAAGGCGATACCGGTGCTCAAGGTAGTGTCGGATCACAGGGTGCGGTTGGTTCTCAAGGTGCTCGAGGTTTTACTGGTGCACAGGGTAATGCGGGTTCTCAAGGTTCTCAGGGTGAACAAGGTGCTCAGGGTATTATTGGTGCTCAAGGTAACGCAGGAGCACAGGGTACTACTGGTGCTACAGGTTCTCAGGGTATTGTTGGAGCACAAGGTAATGCGGGTGCGCAGGGTGCTATTGGTGCCCAAGGTATCCAAGGTATTGTTGGAGCACAAGGTAACGCAGGAACACAAGGTGCTCAAGGCGAACAAGGTATCCAAGGTATTGTTGGAGCACAAGGTAACGCAGGAACACAAGGTGCTCAAGGCGAACAAGGTGCGCAAGGAATAAAAGGTGCCCAAGGTAATGCTGGCGCACAAGGTGCTCAGGGTATTATTGGTGCTCAAGGTAACGCAGGAGCACAAGGTAATGCTGGCGCACAAGGTAGCGCAGGCCCTCAAGGTTCTCAGGGTATTGTAGGTGCTCAAGGTAATGCGGGTTCTCAAGGTTCTCAGGGTGAGACTGGCGCACAAGGTAATGTTGGTGCTCAAGGTAATGCTGGCGCACAGGGATCACAGGGTGAGACTGGCGCACAAGGTAATGTTGGTGCTCAAGGTAATGCTGGTGCGCAGGGCGGACAAGGCCCTCAAGGTGGACAAGGAATAAAAGGCGCGCAAGGTAACGCAGGAGCACAAGGTTCTCAGGGTGAGACTGGTGCCCAAGGTTTCACAGGTGCTCAAGGTAATGCCGGTGCGCAGGGATCACAGGGTGCTGCTGGTGCTCAAGGTTTCACAGGTGCTCAAGGTAACGCAGGCCCTCAAGGTGCTCAAGGTCAGGTAGGTGCTCAAGGTTTCACAGGTGCTCAAGGTAATGCTGGCGCACAAGGTGCTCAAGGTCAGGTAGGTGCTCAAGGTAATGCGGGTGCTCAAGGTAATGCTGGCGCACAAGGTGCTCAAGGTCAGGTAGGTGCTCAAGGTAATGCGGGTGCTCAAGGTAACGCAGGCCCTCAAGGTGCTATTGGTGCTCAGGGTGACCAAGGTGCCCAAGGTGCTGTCGGTGTTCAGGGTGGACAAGGTACTTCAGGAGTAACTGGTTCTCAAGGCCCAGTAGGTGGATTTGGTAATGCGGTTCTATTTAATACCTCAACAACTCTTCCCGCTAATATCAATGCTACAGCTTCTGCTGCCATACGTTCTTTCCGAACAGTTAACACAGTATTCATAGGTGATATCTGGTGGCATGTAGGAACTGGTCGTATTTGGCGAGCAACCGTAAACCGTATTGACACAACTACTGACTCTACCTTCGTGGAAATAACCGCAGGTACTCGTACTTCTGGAGCAGGAGACGGATTAATCGATCTTAGTGGTATCCTAAATACTGCTAGTACTGGAGAACGTATCGCATTTACATCCTCCTCAATATTGATTTACGACGCTAATAACAAATTGCGAGTAAAACTAGGCGAATTATAATGAACAACATACCTCCTTCGGGAGGTATATTTTATATCAGGTAAATTATGTTTTTAATTATAGATGATTTTTACGCAGACCCAGACGCAGTCAGGGAATTTGCGCTCAGTCAAGATTTCAATGTCTCAGGAAACTACCCAGGCCTTCGAACAAAACCATGTACGAATAATGGTGGATATATTGACTCGACTAAAGCAACATTCGAAAAACTAACGGGAAAGACTATAACCCAATTCCCGTTAGATAATTACAACACCTCCTTTCAGTTCACTACCGCACTCGACAAAACGTGGATTCACCACGACGCAATGTCATACGCAGCAGTATTGTATCTCACACCGGATGCCCCATTAGAATCAGGTACGGCGATATATCGTCACGGCCCAACGGGTATTATGAAACACTCTCCCGAACAGATTGTTGATTTTAATAACTTTGCTCATGATGAAAGCGATTGGGAGATAGTTGCTGAAGCAAAGAATGTATACAACCGACTGGTAATATATGATTCACAGTATTATCACCGTAGTGTACTGCCCGGCTTTGGAAAGGACAAGACTGACGGACGTTTATTTCAAACATTCTTCTTTGAGGCAGAATAATGAAATTAATGACCACTTTGTTGACCTCTAATGATATTCCAAAGTTAGAGAGACTGATACGTTCAGTACAACAAGTTATTAAAATAACTCCAGTAGAATGGGAAGTTGTGATAGTAGTGAATAGTAATCGTGAAGGTTATTATGAACAAGTTCTACAAATAGATCAACCGTTTCGTGTAGTAAACACAGAGAGTAATGGAAAGCCTGGCAAAGGTAAGAACGCATGTCTCGACGTGTTCTTAGAAAGTGATTGCGAGTATGTTTCTCAGATTGATGGGGATGATTTTCTATATCCTTCTTATTTACAGTCGTTATGGAATCATGTAAACCATTATATTTATATTGATGTTCTTGGTGTGGTACCATGTGACTGTATATGTGATTGGGAATTACAGTCTGGACATTATTGGTGGGTCAATGAAAAGTATCACGCAAGCGTATGGGGAACTTCTATGTGTACCCCTAATGCGGAACTGGGCCCACGTGTCAGTCACTTGTTCACAGAAGACAGACCGGTCTCGGTGGACTTCATTATACTACAAAGTCGCAAGTCCGCTAAGCAGAGACTCAGCGAAGATATAGGTAATGGAGAAGACCACGCATACACATACAAACTACTAGGTGAGCATCAAAAAGGAAATCTTTGTTACTTCCTAACTATGTCTAGTGACATGTATTGTATTGATAGAACAACCGAAGGTAGTGCTCAGAAAGTCCACAGTTACGATGAATACTTAGAACCTCTACGAGCTGAAGCACTCAAGTATGTCCCTAGGTGGAGGAGTAGTCCGTACGAACTTCCCATCATATATCAGGACTTATTAATGAATCATGTACAGAAACAGCACTGGTTGAACAAATTCTTGGGAACCACTGGCTAAGATACGTATAAATAAAGAATATAATTTCTAACAGGAAAGAATAACAATGCCAGCTATAGTAAGACAGACGATGAGTAGAGACTTGGCGAACGACCTTTTGACTGATATCAAAGGTAGTGAGTCGACCTACTACATTGGTATCGGAAAAAGCGATACCTTCAACGAACTAGACACGGTAATTGCTCCGGTAGATAGTCCCGCAGAAGAGCGAGAGTTTCGCAACAATCTTCAATCAATTAAGAAGGTTGAGGATGCTACTTTTGTCGCTAAAAGGGTCAACTGGTCTTACGGTTCAGTGTACTCTGCTTGGGACGACACAATTGCGTCTGACATTGTTGAACCTTGGACACCTTGGTATGTCATGAATGACGCCAAAGAAGTATACGTTTGTGTGGTACAAGGTAGACTAGAAGATGGCTCATCACGACAGTCGACAGTAGAACCCAACTATGGTTTACTGAATGTCGCGGACTATACTCAACCTTTCACTACACCTGACGGTTATACTTGGAAATTCCTGTACTCCATTACCCCAGAGCGTATTTACCAGTTCTTATCATCGAATCACCTTCCGGTACAAGAAGCAGAAAGCAGTCTTGCTGGTGGAGACTCAATAGAGGACTTACAGTTTAATGTTAAGGCAGCTGCCATAGGCGGTCAGATTATTGGTATTAAGGTATCGGCAGGAGGTTCTGGTTTTACCAGTGCCCCCGACGTAATCATCTATGGTGACGGTACTGGTGCTACCGCAACTGCTTCAATCTCACCTGAAGGTGTTATAACTAAGATTGCTATGACAAATTTCGGTGAGGGTTATAATCACGCATCTGTAAAAATTGTCGGTGATGGTATAAACGTGGTCACCCGAACAGTAATTACTACAAGGAATGGTCTAGGATTTAATCCAGTAGACGATTTAAAAACAAGTTCAGTAATGACCAATATTAAACCTGATGGTTCGGTCAGCGGAACGTTTGTAGTAGGAAACTCTTTCCGTCAGATTGGTCTTATCAAAGACCCTATCGACATTAACAACAATTTATTCGCTGGCACTTCAGCAAGAACAATGTCTACTTTACATTTAGTATCGTCATCACCTTTTGAAGCTGGAAAGATAATTACCGGTGCGACATCTGGTGCTAAGGCATGGGTTGATGAATCTATAGATAACATTGTATACTATCATCATAACGAATCTACTGGATTTGTACCCTTTGAAGATAACGAATCTGTCACTCAAGCTGGTGTAGTCTTAACTGGTCAAATTGATTATGTTCAACAAGGAAGTCAAATTGATAGGTTTTCTGGTGTAGTTAAATACATAGAGAATCGCGCACGTATTCGTCGCGATGAAGAACAGCAAGAAGACATTAAAATAGTAATTACCGTTTAGGATTCATCATGGCAGATTTTACAAACCAAACATTTAAAGAGACTTACCGAGACTTCTATAAAAAAGAAGATGGATACTACCGTGTCCTTTTCAACTCGGGACGTGCTCTTCAAGCACGTGAGTTAACCGAATCGCAACGAATGATTCATGAAGAAATTGCTAGATTTGGTAGAAACATCTTCAAAGAAGGTGCGATGGTAAATCCAGGCGGCGCGACTGTTGATAACTCATTAGAGTATATCCGGTTAAGTCCCTCCAGCATCTACACTGATATCGTCGGCAGGGAAGTCACCAACGGTTCTGTAGTATTCACAGTTTTAGAAATCGTGGACAGTGAGAATAATGATCCAATAACACTGTATGTTAAATACACGGACACTTTGAACGCACAGGTTCTTGACGATTCTGTTGCTCCACGTGTTCTCGCATCACAGAGTTTGCGTTTTTCTGATGGTACTACTACTGGAATCAACATGGTTGTTGCTAGCAATACAGCAGAACACCCATGCGCGGGTAAGGCCACTAAGGCACATCTTGCGGAAGGAGACTTCTTTGTTCAGGGACACTTCGTCTATGTAGAAGGCGGTAGTGCTTTCATTGACAAGTATAGTGGAACCCCGACCGCAGACCTAGGATTTCTAGTCCAGCAGTCTATCGTTTCTTCAGCTGAAGATGATAGTCTTTTTGACAACCAAGGACAGTTGCCTGATGTCAGTGCTCCTGGCGCAGATCGTTACAAGATTAAACTTATTCCTACTACACGAGATAAAGTACTAGAAGAAGAAAACTTCGTATTTATCGCACGTGTGGTTAACGGTGTTATTACACGAGAAGTTAATTCCTTTGATGCGTACAACCGCATCAACTCTTTACTGGCACAACGCACAAAAGAAGAGTCGGGCGATTACGTAGTAGCAGACTTTACCGCAATCTTTGAAAACAAAGACGCCAATACTTTTAATGTAGATGTGTCAGAAGGTATTGCTTACGTGGACGGTTATCGTTTGGACGTAGGCGCATCTACTCTTCAGGTACCTAAAACAACTGGAGACTCTGCTCTACGCGTAAAACTTAATGAGAACGTTCCTGCTATTTTTGGTAACTGGATATACGTAGACCTAGATGACGTTGGTTCTCAGGGTTTAGGTGATATCAGCACATTCGGTCGATTAGAACTCAGAGACGAAGGTAATATTCTTCTTGGTTATGCTAACCTACGAGGATTACAATTAGACCAAGTTGGATATCGCGCATATATATTCAACATCAGAATGAATAAAAATCCTTCGACGCAGATTCAATATAACTTCTCTAATGTAACTCATTTAGTAGAAGCATCTAGTGGTAATGAAATACCATTGACCAGTAATTCAAATCTTAGTGGTGTCTATGGTACTGCGGATAATAATCTATTATTCCCTCTACCTAGTGTTGCTGCTAAACCTGATACTATTTCAAATATCGTTTACACTGCTCAGAAATTTTATAGACTAACTTCAAATGGCAGTGGTACTATTTCCATGCCAGCGAACAGTGTCGAGTTCAGTCAGTGGTTGATTGCGGAGACTAATGGCCCTGTTCGTACTGATGTTGTTATTGAAAGTAATAATATTACTGGATTGACACCAAGTACTTCGTATGATATAATTAGTTATGAAGAGATAACCGCAGCGCCTAGAACTAAATCATTACAGTCTCTAACAGTCGTAGCGACTCGACCAGACGCGTCTTGGGCAATACGACCTATAGACCTAGGTGTAATTGACGGGGTATCTTTAGAATCTGTTAAGGTAAGATCATCTAATAGTACCGCTTGGGAAGATGCTGATGATATCACATATCAAGTTGACTTCGATGGTGGACAACGTGATAACTACTATGACATGACACGATTGTATGTTAAGCCTGGCTACTCAACCCCGACTGGTGTTAATGTAGAGATTCAAGTAATCTTCTCACACTTCCAACACTCTAGCTCATCGGGTGGTTTCTTTTGTGCTAAATCTTACACTGGTATGGATATACAAGATATTCCATCACACACGCTAACCAATGGTTCTGTAGTAAAACTAGGTGATAGTTTAGACTTTAGACCATCGGTCGCTACTTCCAGCACATTTACAGTAACACCTTTACCACAGAATGCGTCTTCTATAACAGTGCCTTCAGTTTCATATTACAGTCCACGTATCGATATGTTGGTCGTAAATGCGACTGATAGTCGAGGAGATATTGGATTCGGGGAACTTCAGGTTATTAGTGGTCAGGCGTCAGAACAACCAAAAGAACCTATCGTTCCAGTAGGTGCGCTACCATTATTTAAGGTTGAATTGGGGGCATATAGTCACCAAACTAGTGATGTAATCACAACAAAGATTTCTAACAAGCGTTATACGATGAAAGACATCGGTAAACTTGAAGAAGGTATAGAGAACCTTTATGAAATCACCTCTCTGAGTTTCCTAGAGAGCAACACAAACTCTCTGGATGTACTTGATGCGCAGGGTCTTAATAGAACCAAAGCAGGGTTTATTGCGGACAACTTTAATACATTCGATTACTCTGATATAGAACATCCAGACTACCGAGCATCGGTAGATCCTGAAGGATTGATGGGGGCATCATTCCGTGAACAAGCAGTACGTTTAAAGTACGACGCAACCGACTTGACTAACACTATCACTAGAAAAGGTGACATTGTAACACTACCGTTTACTGACGTTGCTATGATTAGTCAAGAGTTGGCTACTGGTATAATGAATATTAACCCGTTTGCGGTAATCACTCAAAACGGTCACTTGGTTCTATCACCATCAACGGATGAGTGGGTCGAGACTAAGTTCTTACCAGACATTATGCAGCGAGTAGTTCGTCGGATTAACACGTATCTCCCTTCGTTCTTCACTCGTCGTCGGTTCAGAGTACAGTCTTCGACAACATCTAGAACTATTACTGAGTATATTGGTCGACGCGTAATGAACATCGAAATTATTCCGTTCATGCGTTCACGTAAGATTAACTTCCGAGTTCAAGGTTTACGTCCTAACACTCAAATGTATCCAGTATTTGGAAACAAAGTTGTTAACGATTGGGTTCGTCAAGAACCAACATTCACTAACTTCTCGGACGATCCTACAGAATATGGTAGTGAGTACATTAGTGCGACCGAATACCCTACTGCTCTAGGTGGTAAGTCTATTCTTACTACAAACTCAGAAGGTGAGTTAGCGGGCAGTTTCTTCTTACCTAATACTCCGACAATTAATTTCCGTACAGGAAGACAAGAATTTAAATTGTTAGATGTCAACAACTCAGATGAGTCAGTAGCAACTGCGGTAAGTCGCGCAGGGTACACGGCAGTCGGTACTTTAGAAACAGTACAGAGAACTGTACGTAGTACTCGACTTATAGAGACTACTTATTGGAGAGATCCTCTCGCACAGACATTTATTGTAGACCAAGTAGAGAATCCAAACGGACTCTTTATTACTAAGGTAGACATATTTGTAGAGAGTAAGGACTCTGTTATTCCAATGCAAGTACAAATTCGTCCAGTAGAGAACGGCGTTCCTACTTCACGTATTGTCCCAGGCTCTGTTAAGTTTATCAATCCTTCGAATATTAATGTTGTTCCTTTTGATAACACAACTGAGATGTCAGATGTTGTAGCAGGGAAAACTACTATTGAGTTCGATGAACCAATTTACTTGACTTCTGGCGAAGAGTATGCTTTAGTACTTCTTGCGGAGTCAGTAGAATACAATGTATACACTGCGCAAACATACGAATATGTCGTCGGGCAAAGTCGTTCAGCACGAGTATCACGTCAGCCTACATTAGGTTCGTTGTTCTTGTCGCAGAACGGTTCTACTTGGACTCCCGATCAGACTAAAGATTTGATGTTTAACTTATACCGTGCGGACTTTGAAAGTGCCGGTGTACTGGAACTGAAGAATAGTGAACTACCTAAAGTTACATTGGACATTAATCCATTCGAAACTACCCTAGGGTCTTCAATTGTATTCGTACATCACGAAGGACACGGATTCTCTAATAATGACGGTGTGCTGATTTCAGGTGTAGCGAGTGCGGTAGGTGGTGTTATTGCTGATTCAATTAATGGATACCACAATGTAATCAATCCTACTTGGGCAGGTTACACTATCAACACGGGTGTCGCAGCGACTGCGTCTGCGGTAGGCGGTGGTTCTAATGTTGTTGCGTCCCAACAGGTAATGTTCGACCAGTTTATACCACAGGTACAGACTCTCATCCCTAACATGACTTCAATTGATTCTACTATTGAAAAAACATTAGGAGATTCTTATGGTACCACTCGTACAACTAGACCACAGAAACTAGACTATACTACTAAGTCTCATCAAGTGGTGTTGAACGAATTGAACGTGAACGATTATCCGGCGGTCATAGCAACACAAGCGAATGCTGCGGATACGTTATCTCTCACGCTAAACCTAACTACTGGTGACTCTAAAGTGTCTCCAGTCGTAGACTTACAACGTGTATCATTGATTACATTAGAGAATGTTATTGACGGATCGGACGCTGCTCAACACATCACCAAACCAGTTGCGGTTGATGAATCTTCGGTGGGGCTTAAAATCATATTCGCTGCGCATCGTGATGTTGGTGTGGAGTTTGATGTATATGTCAGAACTTCATTAACCGAAGACGCGATGTACGAAGTTGATGGCGAAGGTGTTCCGGTTATTGGTTGGAATCAGGTGACTATAGATTCACCTCTACCTACTGATGATGACCCAGAAACATATCGTGATTATGAGTACACCGTAGAAGCTGATGCGTTTAACGTCTTCCAGATCAAGATTGTTATGTCAGCAACGAACTCATCTAAATCACCGACGATAACCGACCTTCGCGCTATTGCGTTGGTAATATAATGTCGCAACGTTTGCGGGTTGAAGGGTATAATAACTTAGTAAAGGATGGTCGATCAGGGGCCATCCTAAATACAAACAGAACCGAAATAACCAGAGCAAGGGCACAGCAAAAAGTAATAAAAGAAAAGGATGACACTATCAACACGCTCTCAAAAGAAGTTGTGGGTTTAAAGCAAGATGTGTCAGAAATAAAAGAATTACTTTTTCGACTAATAGAGGGTAAGGCAACCAATGAGTAATATACAGTTAATTAATCTAGCAGATAATATTAACGCTGCGATTTTAAAAATTAATGACAACTTTCAGTTAGTAGATAGTAGCTCTATTGATGTTAATGAGCTCACTACTATTGTTAATGGTATCCTTGACTCAGATTACTTTCTATCGGTCATTAACCAAGAATATCTAGACCAGTTCGACCTTAGCGTTGATGTAAGTTATCTGGATTCTGATATCGCAGCGAACGCAAGTGGACTACTTCAGTTGACATCACGAGTTGATGTTAATAGTGATGGGATAACTAGTTTATCGCAAGCTATCACGGAGACTAACGCATCCATCGAAAACTTGGTTCTGGATGGTGTGGACTCTGACCTACTTGCGGACGCAATTGCGAATGCCACCAATACTCTCATATCAAGAGTCAATGCGAACAGTGATGAGATACATATTCTTGCTGGTGCTATCGACTCAGTGGAATCCAGTTTACTTTTAGCTAACAGTGACCTTGGCGACTTAATTCAGTTAAACACTTCAGGTATAAGTCAGTTAACAACACGTACCGACGTGAACAGTGATGGTATTGTTACCACTATATCGAGATTGGATTCAATTGGTCTAACTTTGGATCAGTTTATTGCCGGTGGTATTGAGTTTACCCCAGAACAAATTGAAGCAGCATTGGCAGCAGGTCTTGAGGATTTATATGCTCGACTTGATGCGGACAGTGACAAGTTAGTTGTTGAAGCGGGTAAGGTCGTTGAGTTACAAACCGACTTAATTATATTAGATTCTGATCTTGGTGCTAGAATAGATGCGGAGACTGACGCACGAGAACTTCTCGCGACTTCTGTATCATATAATGGTGGTCAGGTTACATCGCTTTCAGCAAAAACTCTACAACTAGACAATGCTGTTTTCATTAGAGATTTACAAGGTAATATCACAACAACTGCGGTTGCTCAAGCAACTAGTGATCTTGTTACTCAGATTGAGACAGTAGACGACCGTGTGACTTCGGTTCGATCAGAACTGATAACAGACTTAAATGCCGCGATTGATTCTGATATTGCAGCAGTAAGACAAGAGTTCTCTGCGTTTGTTGATAGTGCTGGTACTACTACCGCATTGTGGACACTAGACCTTCTTGCGGGAACAGAAGCTAATCCACGAGTTGCGGGTATTAAGTTTGGAAATGATGGCGCAACTGCTGACTTCACACTTACTGCTGACACTTTCAGATTTGTTAACGCAAATAACAATGAAGTTCAACCATTCACGATTGATGGTAATGAAGTATTATTATCGAATGCCAAAGTTACAGGATCACTAGATATAGGTACTAGCCAAACTGGTGAAAGAATGGAACTCACTAATAACGTTATCAGCATCTATGATGGTAATAACACAAGGAGAGTTATAATGGGATTCTTAGGCTAGTATATTATCCCTCTGGACAACAAGTAGATTATACACGATGTTTTATGTTTTGTCAAGTCATAATTTGTATTCTTTAGCTAGACAGTTTGATACGTTACCTAAAGACAATACTACAGTAATAATTAATACGTTAGACAGTACGTTTTCAGAACAAGCAAAGTCGTACTGCGAAGATAACAATATCCGTCACATGATAACAGAGAGTGATGGTACTGCCGCAACTGGAAAGAATAGTTTTTTAGATATATTCGAAAAAGACGGAGTTCCTTATGCGGTATTAGTTGATGGTGATGACTACTTGACACGAAGGGGTGTAAGGTGTTATACTGAGTTGTTGAATAGAGATGACGCACCTGACGTATTAGCGTTAAGTAATGCTCTCTCTATAGGATTCGGAGATAAAAATTCCATAGCTAGGGCGTTAGATGACAGTAGATTGAGTCTCAACCCCAAAGAACTCACGTCTAAATATGGACAGTTCGCCGAAGTATCTGACTGGAGTGAACTAGGTAAGGGAGAGATGGTAGTAGACTTGATGTTAAGAAATGGGATGCATACTCCAGATTTGGAGATTCGAGCGTTTCAATCATATATCAAGGACTTAGAATACGGAATGGGTATGGATGCTATTGCTACACGAATAACATTTATGTCTAGAAAGGTTATTCCATATAGGTTTAAGAATTTAGTGGTTGGTGAGGATACTCTCCAATACTTAGAATTAAAAGATGCTCACGAAAAGGGTGAGTTGACTATGGTGGTTCATGACGAGACAAAACCGACATACATGTATGATTCAAGATTGTCTGGAATTGCCACAGTAGAAAGCGCAAAGAATAATGGTCTAGGTTTTTTAAACTGGATGAAAGAACTTGCGAAAGAAATAACAAAATTAAAAAACGAAAACAGGTTACACTCTAGTAGGGTACCTGTTATGGAGTTGTAGGGATGAGTTACGGTTTAAAATGTTATACCGCAGGCGGTTATCTATCATTTGATGCTGACCAGATGGACACGTTCGTCCGTGTTATTACTTCAGGTAGTGTGTATTTAAATAATGGAGAATCTATAACTATAGACGCTCCAGGCTTACGTTATGCGTATACATTATGCGGAACTGCTCCATATGCAGAGTTCTCTCACTCTGTTGAAAAAAATATATCTGCCGGAACTTTTACTATTACTAATCTATCCGCAGCATCTACAATCGGTTATCTTGCTTACAAGATATAGGGTATAATATAATGGCATATGGTTTACAAATAAAGAATCCCGATGAAGATATCCTATTTGATAGTAATGAAGTTGGTCGTGGAACTGTTACTGTAAGTAAAGGGTATATAGCATTTAACACCGGTCTTACCGTTAAGGCGGGACAGTTAGTACTATTTAACATCGGAACACTACCTTTGGGTAGCAAAATCGAGATAAGCGCCACTAAAACTTGGTTATATGGTGATGTTTTTTCAATCTCCTTCTTCCCTGTAAATAGCGGTGGGTCGCCCGGCGTTACGGGAGTGAACTACGCTGTACTAGAAGATATGGCGACACTACCTAAATCGGGTAACTTCGGTTTAGTCTGTAAAACTGGCGCATATGTAACTTCTTTCGATAGTCGTATGTTTCAAACTACCGATGAAGGTGAAGTTTACATTGATAAATACCAATCTTACATGTATCCGCTTGGTCATGGTATTTATATAACTGCTCCTTATAGTGCAGAAGAATGGATTAGCGCAGCGCAACTAGAGTTTACTAGTGTAACAGGCTATACAAGAACCTTCTCTATATTGTTCAGCAACTCAGGCTCGCCCGGCACTCAAATCTTCTACGGGGGTAGCAGCTTCGTCGGTCACATATATGAGCATTCATCGGGTAGTGGATCCTATAATGTATCATACATCGGTGGTTACAGTGGAAGAACTTATACGCAATCCCTCGCCCCCTATGTTGTGGGTAAAACCCACCTTGGCGTAGAATAACATAATTTAAATTGGAGAAAATATAACATGAGCGACAATGAAAGAGGGGTTAGCCCTATAGTAGCACTTCACGATGAAAATGGAGTGATTAAAAGAACGGATTTAGATAATGGCATTTATCCCGAAGATGGTGTTACTGACCGTAATGGTCATATAATTCACCGTATCTATGAATGTGCCGGTAGTGTAGCATTAGAAGAATTTGTAAACACTCATGTATGGGATGACGAATTGGACGAATGGTTGACTGTTGACCGTCGACCTAATTATCATTCATTCTGGGATAGAAGTGTAACACCCGCGAAGTGGACATGGGACAAAGAAGTTATCAAGGGCGAGATTCGCGCTCAAAGAGATATTAAACTTCTCCATACTGATTGGGCTATGCTACCTGATGCTCCACTTTCAGCTGAAAAACGACAACAATACATTGATTACCGTCAAGCGTTAAGAGATATCACTGATACAGTAGACCTAACCGTAGTAGACTCCGTAGATAAAGTTGTTTGGCCTCAAGAAGTTTAACTTATTATACGAATCTAGATAAACCCACTTATCAACCCGTACAAAAGAATTCTTATAAATACGAGAAAGTCTTAAAATTATGGGATGATAAGTGGGTTTACACATTTCATAATCTTATAAATAACAGTGTTATTAGCAATTAATTTCAACTTAACAAAAAGAGAGCGATAATTGTGTCAGCATCGAGCATCCCATTAAAAATTAAAAATTCGAATGGTGACCTACAGGAATTCACTCCTACGGAAGAGAACTATCTTGCGTATGCGGTGGGACAAGCACTAGCATCTTCTCCTTCAAGTGATACGGGTCAAATTACTTTGACCGGTGATATGAGTATTGGTACATTTATTGATACTTTTTTCAATGAAGCAACGGGTACGCACCCTGCTTCTCAAATCACTTCCGGTTCTACCACTACTACGTTATATCAAAATGGTGGAACCGCGAATGAAGTAGGTGCGAACTTTGTCCGTCCAGTAGGATACTACGATACCTCAAATCCCGGCTTCTACGAAATGGTAGATGGTGATTTGAATAATCTTGCTAATCGAGTTCTAAGTAATCTTGCTCAAAATGATTACGTAGGTACTTTCAGATTAGCAGCATCTTCGCCTGGCGTAGACTATATTCAGTTTATTCCTAACGTATTCAAGGATACAAGGGGAGATGGAACCGAAACTCAATACAGTATCTATATAAGAAACAATATGACCGCAATTGCTGCGGTTCGTCCAGTTTCAACATCATATGATGTCAGCGGTAACTTCACTGGTTTCCGAGAAATGACTGATGATCAAATCCAGTTCACTCTTGGTCAGAGAATTAAAACACTACGCGCAACCGCAGGCAACATTGGTTCTTATCAATTGCGTTCATCTTCACAAGGTGTACCAACTGCCCCAGGCACTTGGAAGGCTGTAGGTACCGCACTAAACACTAAAAGAAATACCGCAGAAGTTTCATATGCTAGAACACGTAATAGTGCTTATACTCGTGCTCGTATTTCTTCTTATACTCGTGACCGTAACTCAACATTTAGTAGGGTTTCTACTCGCGTTAGTACTCAAGACTTCGCTGGCAACTATGTCGGCAATTATACTCGTGACTTTGCTGGCAACTATAGCCGCAACTTCGCTGGAGAATATGTTGGAGATTTCACGGGTAATTACTCTCGTGACCGTCAGTCAACTTATTCACGTGACCGCATAACTAACTTCTCTCGTACATTTACTGGCGAATATGTATTGAACCGTCAGTCAACCTACACTCGTGTTAGGTTACAGGGATTTGTTGGTAACTTTACTGGTTACTATGCCCGCGCACGTGTGTCTACATTCGCTCGTAACCGTATTACTAATTTCACTGGTGTGTTTACACGTACTCGTCCGTCATCCTATACTCGCGGCCGTGTATCAACTTACGCAGGCACATATGCTCGTACTCGTGTTTCCTCATATTCAGGAACATACTCGCGTAACCGTGTAAGTTCTTATGCGGGAACATACTCGCGTAACCGTGTTTCTGCTTACGCAGGCACATATGCTCGTACACGTTCTTCTGCTTATTCTGGTGTTTATGCTCGTACACGTGTTTCTACTTACTCAGGCACATATGCTCGAGACTTTGTAGGTAACTATTCTCGTTCATTCTCTGGCCAGTATGCTGGTGCGTTTACTCGTACACGTCCTTCATCGTTCTCAGGAACATATGGTCGTACACGTGTTTCTGCTTACGCCGGAACATATGCTCGTAACTTTGCCGGTAACTATACTCGCGGTTTTGTAGGAAACTACACCGGAGAGTTTACTCGTGCTCGTGGTTCAACGTTCTCAGGTACTTATTCACGTAACCGTGTTTCTGCTTACGCTGGAACATATGCTCGTAACCGTGTTTCAACTTATTCTGGTGTTTATTCGAGAACTCGTACTTCAGCATACTCTGCTGATTACACAAGAACTCGTATCACTGACTATACTCGTGACCGTGTAACTAATTTCGCTGGTATTTACTCAAGAGCTCGCGTATCTGCTTATGTTCGCAATCGTGTAACTAACTTTGCCGGTAACTTCGTCGGTAACTATGCTAGAAATTTTGTCGGAGACTATGCTAGAAATTTTGTCGGAGACTATGCTCGTGCTTTTGCTGGCGACTTCGTTGGTAACTATGCTCGTACATCTACTCGTACATCTGCTCGTACTCGTTATTCAGCTTACGCCAGAACACGCATCACTAACTATGTTGGTGACTTTACTCGCGATTCTACCATAACTTCAACACGAACTCGTTATTCAGCTTACGCCAGAACACGCATCACTAACTATATTGGTGACTTTGCTCGTGATCGTGTAACTAACTTTGCGGGTAACTTTGTAGGTAATTATGCTACTACCTTTACTGGTGACTTCGTAGGTAACTACGCGACTACCTTTACTGGCGACTTCGTAGGTAACTACGCGACTACCTTTACTGGTGACTTCGTAGGTAATTATGCTACTACCTTTACTGGTGACTTTGTAGGTGATTATGCCCGAAACTATGTCGGCGACTATGCTGGTGACTTCGTAGGTAATTATGCCCGTACTCGCATAACTGATTATACTCGTACCCGTGGTTCTGCTTACGCACGTACTTCTACACGTACTCGTTACTCAGCTTACGCTCGTAATGCAATTCAGACTTCAACTCGTACGCTAGCTTATACTCGTGTATTGTATTACGCAGGAAACTTTGTCGGTAACTATCTCCGACCTGTAACATACACTGGTAACTATACTCGTGGCGTAACATACACTGGTAACTATACTCGTGGCGTAACATACACTGGTAACTATAGTCGTCCCGTAACATATACTGGTAACTATACTAGAGTTGATACATACACTCGTGCTCCCTCATTTATCGGAGACTATGTCCGTTATTCAAACCCATACAATACCATGATATCTTATATGGGTAACTATACTAGTACGACATCTTATATTGGTAACTATAGTCGTTCAAGCGCGGCGACGGCGGCTTACTCACGCACTGCCGGAACTTATGCGCGATATCAAGGATATTGGCAGTTCTACACCCTGACTGTGTACTACACGCGTGTAACAGGGTACTTCATTACTTCTTATACTCGTACATCAACAGCAACAGTTGATTATACTCGTACCCGTCTCGTATCTGCAGCAGAGTACTATACTCGTACCCCAGTGTATACCGGTAACTATACGCGTACCGTTGATTACACACGTGCTCGTGCCGCAACAGAAACATATACACGTGATCGTGCCGCAACATTAGATTACACACGTGCTCGTGCCGCAACATTAGATTACACACGTGCTCGTGCTGCGAATGAAGATTACACACGTGACCGCGTGACTGATTTTACTGCTACCGGCTATTATACTCGTGTTGGATACTACGCTGGCGACTACATTGGTGACTATGCTCGTGGTTATGCTGGCGACTTCGTTGGTAACTACGCAAGAGACTTCGTCGGTAATTACGTTGGTGACTTCGTTGGTGAATATGCTCGTACATCAACACGTACATCAACACGTACTCGTCCATCAGCATACTCTCGTACACGTGTTACTCCTTACGTGGGTGACTTTACTCGTACACGCATCACTAACTATGTTGGTGACTTTGCTCGTACACGTGTTACTAACTATGTTGGTGACTTTGCTCGTACACGTGTTACTAACTATGTTGGTGACTTTGCTCGTGATCGTGTAACTAACTTCGCAGGAAACTTCGTCGGTAACTACGCAACTACTTTCACTGGTGACTTCGTTGGCAACTATGCTCGCGGCTTTGCGGGTGACTATGCCGGTAACTATATTGGTAACTACGCAACTACTTTCACTGGCGACTACGTTGGTAACTATGCTCGTGCCTTCGCAGGTGACTTTGCTGGTGACTTCGTTGGTGAATATACTCGTACATCTACACGTAGTCGTGTTTCTGCTTATGCCCGTACTCGTGTTTCTGCTTATGCCCGTACTCGTGGTAGCGCATACACTCGTGATCGTATAACTGACTTTGCCGGTGACTTTGCGGGTAACTACGCAAGAACATTTGCTGGCGAATATGCTCGTAACTACGCGGGTAACTTTGCCGGTAATTACGTCGGTGACTTTGTGGGTAACTACGTCGGTAACTACGCACGTGACTTCTCTGGTCAATATACTGGAGTTTACTCTCGTGGTTTCGCTGGCGAATATGCTGGTACTTACTCACGCGGTTTCTCTGGACAATATACTGGCGTATATGCTACCTCTTATACTGGTAACTATAGTCGTGATTTCGCGAGAACTCGTGTTTCTGCTTATGCCCGTACTCGTGTTTCTGCTTATGCTGGTACTTACTCACGTAATTTTGCGGGTGAATACACTGGTGCGTATGCTACTTCTTATGTTGGTAACTATGCTCGTGACTTCTCAAGAACTCGTGTAGAGACTTATTCCCGTACACGTCCATCGTCGTACACTGGTACTTACTCTCGTGGATTCGTTGGTGAATATACTGGTACTTACTCACGTGGTTTTGTAGGCGAATACGCTGGTACTTACTCTCGTGGATTCGTTGGTGAATATACTGGTACTTACTCACGTGGATTCTCTGGTCAATACACTGGTGTTTACTCACGCAATTTTGCGGGTGAATACGCTGGTACTTACGCAAGAACATTTGCGGGTAACTACTCACGAGACTACGCTGGTAACTATACTCGTGATTTCGCAGGCGATTTCGCAGGTAACTACGCAAGAACATTTGCTGGCGAATATGCCGGTGCGTACACAACTGAATTCGTAGGTGACTTTACTGGTAACTACGCAAGAACATTTGCGGGCAACTATATCCGTAACCGTGTTTCTGCTTACGCCGGTAACTTCATTGGTAATTACACTCGTGGATTCTTAGGTGAATATACTCGTAACTCAACTGATACTTTCAGCCGAGTTCGAGTGTCTGCTTACTCGCGACTACGTACTTCAGCATACTCTGCTGATTACACTCGGGTTCGTACATCATCATATGCTGGCGACTTCACTGGTGACTATGCTCGTGACTTCACTGGTAATTACTCAAGAGACTTTGCTGGTAATTACTCTCGCGCATTTGTTGGTGATTATGTTGGTACCACAATTCAATCGTCTTACTCGACAGTTGAAGCATATACTTTATATGTAAGAACCGCATAATATTTGACAACAGACTGATATTAGTGTATAATGGTTAATAAATTGGGTGGGTCAGAAATGGCCCACTTATTTTTATCATATATAATACTGAATTGAATTTAATACCCCTTTTGGAGAATGAATAGATGAGTTACAGAAAGTGGATGGACAATGCTTTTTGGGAAACAGACGCAAAAGATAAGTTGAACTGTATCCTAGAAATGGAAGATGATGTTGGAAGAGTAACAAGGCAAGTAATGTTACTGAACCGTGTAGATAAAGACGGTAATCCAAATGAGTTGTTTGATGAAGTCATCGGGTCTGTAGGTGAAGATAACATTGATAAAGAAACAACTAATCGGGTAACACGCAAAAATGCCGAGCAAGAAGAAGAAAAGCAGCGCGAACTAGAACACCAGAAGGCGCGTAAGTTAGAGAAACTCTTCAATTATAAATTAGAAGCATTTGAGGTTGATGAGATTAAAGCCTCTAAGAACCGCAAATTAAAAGGAAAGTTACGTCGTGCGAAGTCTCGTATCGAAGTAGACTTGTACTCTATTCTCATTCTACAGGAATCTCTGGAAGGGACTGAGTAATGGAGAAGACCAAAGGGTTCGTAATTGTAGCATCAAATAAACCTAACTTTTATTTGTATGCTCTTAACCTCGCAGAAAGTCTAAGAGACTTCTATGAGGATTGTAAAATCTGTCTCGTGACAGAAGAAAAATATATTGACGAACGTGGTTATGATGTTGCCGATGATGTTATTATCTGCGACAACCATTATCGTGCTAAGTTATGGGGTATGGCACGTTCGCCATATGACATAACAATGTATATTGATGCTGACATGGAATGTGAGCACGAAGACATCATCAAGGTATGGGATGAGATGAAAGACTACGATGTGGTATTCTCTGAACTGACTGATGATCGCGACTACATTTATGCGGAACGTGATTTCTCCACACCAGAAGGTATGGCTAAATTTACTCTTTGTGGTGGGGTATGTTTGTATGATATGACTAAACCAATCGTCCGCGAATTTATGCAGGATTGGTGGGATTTAACATACAAGCAAATGAATGATACTTGGTGGCCCGAAGGTTATATTGATTCTCTAAAGTCTTGGGATCAGTTCTCCCTCTGGTGGTTGACCGAGAAAGAAGAAAAATATAAGGATCTCAAAGTTGGTATCTTCGATGACGACTTGAGATGGAATTATTACAATGCCTTCAACTGGGCAAGAACTAAACCTGAGACAGGGCCCGTGATTTTACGTCACTTCTCTGCTGGTTTAAATAAGGACACACCAATCGTATGACACAGGTAAACGACCAATATCTAAAGCATATCGACGTTAATAATCCAGAACTTCTGGAGATACTTGGGGAATATGCTAAACTTCATACTTGGGCTGGTTTTGAAAAGAACTGCCACTTGAATGGAGCAGAACATATTCGCCAGCGTAGTTACTACGTCGGCGCGCCATATATGAACGAAATTCTTGACCAGAAGACTGCTCATGAAGGGTTCCCTGACCAACTAGTAGGATATAACTTCAAGTTATCCGAACGGGCTCACTCAATGTTTGAGGGTGATGCTGACCCTATCTTTAAAAGAGACCTCACTAGACACCTAGGTGAGTTGAATGATAGGATGATGAACTTCTTATCAGTTAAACATAACGCATTGTGCGCAGTATACCCGCCAGGCGGATATATCTCTTGGCACAATAATGCTAACGCTCCGGGCTTCAACCTAATCTTCTCTTATTCTGGAGATGGTTCTGGTTACTTTGATTACATTCATCCTGAAACTAAGGAAGTTGTTCGTTGCCAAGACAAGCCCGGCGTGTGGACTTGTAAAGCCGCATACTTCGGACACTACCGTGAACCAGAAACCCTTCTTTATCACGCAGCTGCTGCCGATACTGACTGGCGTTGTACAGTATCTTATGTATTTGATACTACTGATGGTTCAGATGCTCTACGTGATCTAGTATTGGAAGACATTGCGTCTGCTGAATAAAATATGATTTGCTAATTCTTAAGGCCTCAGATTGTTATAAATAGTACTAGATAATTTTACTAATACAATCTGAGGTTTTAGGGATGGCAGCTTACGAAGATTTTACAATAGACCAAGGCACAGATATTGCTTTTCAGATAGAGCTTACTGAAGCTGATGGTTCTGTGAAAGATTTAAGTGCTTATACTGTATCCGCCAAAATGAAGCGGAACTTCAACAGTAAAGACGAAGACACTATCGAGTTCTCTGCGATGGTCGCTGACCCGTCATCCGACGGTATCCTAGTATTATCCCTCACAAATGAGCAGACTGATGCCCTATCTACCCGTGGTAGGTACGTGTATGATGTCGAAATAACCTATATCGATGCGAACGGATATCCCGTAGTAGAGCGTATTTTAGAGGGGAAAATTAAAGTATCTCCTTCGGTAACAAGGTAAACATACATGCCTATTCGCAAAGTTTCTATATCTAATGGCGGCACAACTCATATTAATACGAGTGCCTCCACTAGTTCTGGTACTCAAGTTAAAAGAGTTACTTTAGGTAGACCTGTACAGAGAGTCACTGCTACTGGAAGTAGTATCGGTGGACTTTCTGACATTAATTTTGAATCTCCACATCCAGAGGATGGAGATGTTCTAGTGTACCACGGCACTGATGAAAAGTGGCACGCTCAAAAACTTTTAGACAAACAAGTGATCAATGGGGGTCAATACTAAATGGCGTCAATAATAAGAATTAAACGTTCCGGTGTAGCGGGGAATCCATCTGTCCTCGCACAGGGTGAACTCGCCTATTCATATCTAGCAAATAATGGGGCGAATGGTGGTGATCGATTATATATTGGCACTGGCACAGAAACAAACGAAGATGCGGTCAACCATACCGTCATAGGTGGTGCGTATTACGTCAACCTATTACACGGTGAAGGTGCTGCGCAGTATGGTAGTAACTTACCTAACAAAGCGCTCATCGTCGACTCAGACGGTGCGGTAGACTTTTTAAAGGTAGGAACCCCAACTGATCCCAGTCATGTAACAAACAAAGCATACGTTGACGGGATACTATCTGCGCAAGAGTTGGGGTCTAACTTCTTATTCTCTGGTGACAGTGGTTCTGGTAGTATTTTCCTAGCAACCGAAGCAATCACCTTTGCCGGTGGTCGTGGTATTACTACCCTTGCGGACTCAGATGCTAACTCGTTAACAGTTAGTCTGGTACCCACTGGAGTTACTGCGGGAGACTACGGTTCTCAGACTGAAATCCCAACCTTTACTGTTGATTCAGACGGTCGTATTACTGCGGCTAGTACTGTAAATATTGGTACTAACCTAACAGTAAATGGCGACAGTATTTCTCTGTTGGATTCAGACCTAACGTTTAGTGGTTCTGATAACGTCAATGTAGCATATGACACAGCAACAAACACTGTCAATGTTTCACTAGAACCTAATGTTCTTGACCTCAATTCAATAGAAGTTGGTAACCTAAAACTAACAGGTAACACACTATCTTCTACTGATAGTTCCAACACCCTATACATTGACCCTGCTCCGACAGATTCGGACGGTGGTACATTAGTAATCCGTGGTGACCTTGTTGTTCAAGGTACCCAGACAATAATTAACTCGACAGTAATGTCGGTTAATGACCTTACACTTACTCTTGCTGATGAAGCATCCACCCCAGCAGAAGCTGATGGTGCTGGTATCTTTATTGCGGGTGCTGATGTATCAATAGTATACAACGCATCCAAAGACCAGATAGATATCGACAAAGGACTTAATGTTCTTGCTCCACTATCTATTAATGATGTAGAGATCGGTGAATTCATCGATGATAAAGTTGCTAACCTCTTAACTGCTGGCGAAGGTATTGATCTAACATATTCCGATGAAACCAATGAATTAATCATTGCTGCGGAATTAGCAACAAACTCTAATGCGGGTGTCGCATCTTTCGACTCTGCCCAGTTTGCGTTAAACGCAGGCGCGGTAACCATTACGCATTTAGACGGTGGAACTTATTGATATAAATAAGCATTAAGTAGATCATATATTTTATGGTTTTAGCTAGTCGCCTTATATAAGGTCGAGTGAAAGAGGAAGCCAACATTGGCACGTAACGTAGATATTCGTTTAAGACGAAGTGCTGTCGCAGGCAACGTCCCAACGATAGAGCAGTTGAACCTCGGTGAGTTAGCAGTAAACACCGCAGATGGTAAACTGTACTTAAAAAGACAGTACGATGGTATTGAACAGGTTATTGAAGTCGGTGGTGACGCACGATCCGGCTTAGTAAGTACTTTCAATACGTATATCTACACGTCTGACGGAACGCTATTGACGCTCTCCGGAGCAGACGATTACGGAAATTATCTTTCATACGACCTTGCTTCCCCCCGAAGAATTCAAGTATACCTCAACGGTGTTTTACTACACCAAGGTATAGACTATACAGCAGCTGATGGTTCCTCTATAACCTTCGCCTTTCCTATTGGCGTAGATCAAGTAGTTCAAGTTGCGGCATATAACTCAGACGGTGCGTCCATTGACGCAGACCTCATACTAGACGATGGATTTTCGTTTACCGTTGGTACCGATGAAGAGACTAAGTTCTATCATAATGGTACCAACACGATTTTAAAACATCTTGGTTACAACGGTGGGGATTTAAAGATCCAATACCGCGATAGTGACCGTATTGATGTTGATAGTGCTGGAGTAAATATATTCGGCGACTTCCGTCTTAATGGCGAATCTGTTGTTACTCTAGCGGATGTTATTAATACCATCAATACTGAGGTTGACACTGGATTTGTTGAAGCACTGAATATAAGTGCTGCCTCCGTATCTTATGTACCTGATAGTGACATGATTGCTACCAACGTTCAGGATGCGATTGATGAACTACATAGTACCAAACTAGACATTTCTGCCCTTAACGCCTCTATTGTATTATATCCAACGACCACTACTATTGCTGTTGACGGTATATACACGAAGATGGTCACTTCTATCGGTGACTCAGATTTTAATGCCGTTGCTGTAGATATCAACACTGGAACCATATCTGGGGCCGATCAGTTGATTGCGTCACTTGCTACGGAACAGGGTGTATTAATAGGTAACACTGGTGTTATTAACATTCATACTGTTGGTAACGTGAGAGTTAATCCAGATGGCTCTGGCGGTTCAGCATCATTCTATTTCGAAGTATATAAAAGAAGTGCTGCTGGTGTAGAGACTTTATTATCTACTTCATCAACCACAAGCAAAATTTCTCTAGATACTTATGGTGAGTTTTACGCAGATGCGTTATTACCAGCAACTGATTTCACCGCAACTGACCGTGTAGTAATAAAATACTATGGTAATGAAATTACTGGTAATGTTAACACTACATATGATTTTCAGTTTGGTGGTACATCTCCTGTACGGTCTAATTTTCCAGTACCCGTATCTGTAATACCACAGAATGTACTGGAGGCCTTGTCAGGGGGTTCTGGTATTGACTACAGCTCTGCGACAGGTGTCATCTCAGTAGATAATACTATTGCGACTAAGACCTATAGCGAGTTGTACGCGCACTCTGCGGCAGACTCTGCGGCATCGGTCGTATTGCTCGCTGCTAAATCTTATGCTGTAGAACAAGACTCTGACACTCTAGTATTAGCAAAATCTTATGCGTCTTCAAATGATGCGATTACATTACAATCAGCAAATGACTACGCAGAAAGTCAAGATGTTATAAATCTTCAATTAGCTAAAGATTATACTGAACTATATACAGACTCGGCAGTCTTACTAACACTAAACTCAGCAAACGTTTATACCGACAGTTCAGTATCAAACATTCAACTGGTTTTAGAGAACTACACTAACTCTGCTATATCTGCCGCCTTAATAACGGCAGACGCCGCTGCGGTAACATACACCGACAGCGCAATTAGTATTGCTATATCAAATCTTATCGATGGCGCGCCTCAAGTACTTGATACTTTGAATGAAATATCGGCAGCCTTAGGTGACGACTCCGACTTTATCGGAACAGTACAAAACTGGATTAATCAAAAGTTAGACGCTAACGCCACAACAGATGTTATAGAAGAAGGCGTTAATAACTTATACCTTACAGAAGAACGTGTAAGACAATCATTATCTGTGTCTAATGGGTTATCATTCAACCCATCTACAGGTGAATTCGGTATTGACAGTTCGGATGATGTAACCTTCTCATCTGTTACAGCTGCGACTTTTGTAGGTAATCTACAAGGTAATGCGGACACTGCGACAGATGCAGACCAACTCGACGGGCAACATGGTTCATATTATAGAGTTAATATTTACGATATAAATGGAACTTTAGTTAACTAGAACTTCATATCAGAAAATCTATTTATTATAAATAACATCATATATTAACTCTAATAAAATAGATGACACATCACTATGATCAACGGAAAATCTTTTAACAGGGTATTTGCTGAGAGCTTATTTAATCTAGCATCTCAGAAAAAATCTAAAGTTGAAGAATCGCCTGGCTCAGAGACGGAGATATTCGAACTTATCGAAGGTACTTCTTCTTCCACCAATGACAACTCAATCATACCTGAAGCACAACATATTATTGCTGACGGTGAAACCGCGATATTTACATTAAATGCTGCTCCTTCTAGGGCGGATCTTGTAGATGTTTGGGTGAATGATGTTCTTCAACACCATGTTGAGACATATGACACTATTGGTGATGTCATTCAGTTCAGTGAAATCCCCCCGCAAGGGACGGACATTTATATTAAATTTCGTTAGTATATTATTAAACGTTTAAACACAATCCTAACTAAAACCTCATGGAGATTACTCAATGTCATTTAGACAAATTAAATCACCAGCATTAGCAGATCGGTCTATAATTAGTACCAAACTAGACTCAAGTGCTGTTACGGGACAAACCCTTCTTACCGGAATGGCCAATCCTGCAGATTGCTTTACGCTGCTATACGATGTAGGTTCTGACTCGCTTAAGAAAATTAGTACTGCGGCATTCTTCGGAAGCTTTGATACTGACGACTTGGCAGAAGGTTCCAAACAGTACTTTACACCGCAACGCGCTCAAGACGCTGTTGCCGCAGATATTGCTTCTGCTGTTGCTGTAGAAACTGCTCGTGCTACTGCTGCTGAAGGTGTTAACGCAACTTCAATCGTAACTGAAACAAATCGTGCTACCGCTGCTGAAGTTGCTAACGCAACTGCTATTTCAACAGAAACAAATCGCGCAACTGTTCGCGAAAACGCAATCGAATCCGCATACCAGACAGCTGACGCTGCCTTATCAGTTCGTATTGATAACATTCTAACAAATACTGATTCTGACGCACTTAACTCTCTAGCAGAAATTGTTGTTGCTTTCCAAAACGCTGATAGTGTATTGACCGCGTCTACTATTGCTAACTCTAGTGCTATCTCGGGTGAAGTCGCTCGCGCCACTGCTGCTGAGACTGCTAACGCAACTGCTATCGCTAGTGAAGTAACTCGCGCAACTGGCGTTGAAGCTGGTCTACAGTCTTCAATCACTAGTGAAGCGGCAACTCGTTTGGCTGCCGATGGTGCTCTTGACGCTCGTTTGACTGTTGCTGAAGGTGATGTAAGTTCACTAGAAACTGATCTTGCCGCAGAAATTTCTCGCGCTGGTCAAGCAGAACAAGTTAACGCATCTGGTCTTGCTGCGGAAATCGTTCGTGCGACTGGAGCAGAAGCTGCTAACGCTACTAACCTTCAAGCAGAAATCACTGCTCGTGCCGCTGCTGACACTTCAGTCCGCGTTGACATGACTTCATTGATTACTAATGGTGATGCTGCAACTCTTGTATCTGCTAAAGCAAATGACAACCTACTAATCGGTGACGCATCTGTCGACGGTTCTTCAGGTAATACTGTTACTGATCGTGTTAGTTCAGCAGTTGCTACTGAAACAACTCGTGCGCAGGGTCAAGAATCTGCTATTCGTAGTGAATTTGCTCTTGCCGATAGTGACCTTCAATCAGGTCTAGACGCAGAAATCGCTCGTGCTACTGCTGCTGAAGGCGTTAATGCTTCCGCAATCTCTACAGAGACTAGTCGTGCGACTGGTGAAGAAAGTCGAATCGAAGCGAAATTGGACAATGTTATTGCTAACACCGATCCCGCCGCTCTTGATTCATTGACTGAAATCGTTGCTGCGTTCGTATCTGCTGACTCTGATATGTCTGCGTTGATCGCGTCAAACACTGTAGCAATTAATGCTGAAGCTGGTGTTCGCGCATCTGCGGACTCAGTACTACAAACTAATATCACAACTGAAGCATCAACTCGCTCAGGTGCTGATACTACTTTACAATCTAATATTACTGCTGAAGCAACTGCTCGAATTGCCGGTGATGCCGCAACTCTTGTATCTGCCCAAACAGATGCGACTTCTAAAGCAGACGCTGCTGAAGCTGCCGCTATCGTTCACGCAGACGCACAAGACACCGCACTTATCGGTGACGCATCTGTTGATGGTACTGTTGGTAATACTCTTACTGCTCGTATCGCAACTGCTAAATCTCAAGCATCTACTTACACTGACACAAAGGTTTCTGCTGAAGCAGCAACTCGTTTGGCAGCTGATAACGCATTGTCTCTACGCGCATCTGCATTAGAAGGTGATGTTTCAACTCTTCAAGGTGAGATGGATACTGTTGAAGCAGACATCCTTGCTGAGACTGCTCTACGTGTATCTGGAGACGCAAGTGTTCAGGCAGGTCTTGCTGCAGAAATCACTCGTGCTACTGCTGCGGAAGGTGTTAACGCATCAGCAATCCTAGCGGAAACTACTCGTGCTACTGCGGCAGAAGTTGCTAACGCAACCGCAATCTCTAACGAAGTAACTCGCGCATCTGGTGTCGAAAGTGGACTACGTGTTGATGTAGACGCAAACACTGTTACTGGTGCTGCTAACGCTGCCGCAATTAGTGTCGAGACTACTCGTGCTCTTGCTGCTGAAGCTGTTAACGCATCTGGTCTTGCTGCAGAAATCGCTCGTGCTACTGCTGCGGAAGGTGTTAACGCAACTTCAATCGCAACTGAAGCTGGATTACGTGCTGCTGGCGATGTTGCTCTACGTACTGACGTTGACGCGAATGCCCTATCAATCTCTGGTGTTGACTCTGATCTTTCTGTTGAAATCGCTCGTGCTACTGCCGCAGAAGGTGTTAACGCATCTGGTCTTGCTGCAGAAATCGTTCGTGCTACTGGCATTGAGTCTGGTCTACGCACTGACGTTAACACAGTAACCGGTCGTGTTGATGCTATCATCGGTACTTCTCCAGAAACTCTTGATACACTTCAAGAAATCGTTGCTGCGTTCGAAGGTGCTGATTCAGACATCCAGAACATTATCAATAACAACTCTGGTCGTTTGACTGCTGCTGAAAGTGACATCGATGCTGTTGAAGTACGCGCTACTGATTTAGAGTCACGCTCAACTGCTCTTGAAGGTCGTGCTACTACTCTTGAGTCTGTGCAATTAGCACAAGGTGGTCGTCTAACAGTTAACGAAGGTGACATTGACGGTCTAGAATCTAAAGTTGGCGTTGCCACTCTAGGTACTACTGCTACTAACCTATCTGCTGCTATCAATGAAATCCACTCTGAACTAGATGTTGAAGCTGGTAAAGTTTCTACACTACAAGGTGAGATGACTGCTGTTGAAGGTCAAGTCACAGTTCTAGAAGGCGAAATGAATGCTGTTGAAGCTGAACAAGCTCTACAGGCAGGTCGTTTAACAGTTAACGAAGGTGACATCGACTCACTAGAATCTAAGATGGGTTCTGGCGTATTCGCTACAACTTCACAAACTGCTGTTGGTTCTTCGAACGAACTACACGGTGAAATTAATGCTATTGAGGCTCGCGTAGATTCTGCGGAAGCGGACATCCTTTCAAACGCTGCTGCTATCTCAGCTGAATCTTCTCGTGCGCTTGGTCAGGAAACTGCCATCCGTTCAGAATTTGCTGCTGCTGATACTGCCATAACTTCTGCTTACATTGCTGCCGATGCGGTTGTTCTTTCATCTGCCTCTGTCGACGCAACTACTAAAGCGAACAACGCTGAAGCAGCTGCTAAGATTTACGCAGACACTATTGTTGGTGACGAAGTAGTTGATCGCACGAACGCTGATGCCGTATTACAATCCGCAATCGATGCTGAAGTAACTGCCCGTCTAAGTGCTGACGCTACTCTAAGTTCACGTGCTACTGTACTTGAAACTGAAATGACTGCGACTCAGTCAGGTGCTGGTCTTGCTGCTAACGGTAACTATGTTGCTCCAAGTGGTACTAACTTCCTAGACACTGCTGTTACATTGAAAGATGCTGATAGTAAATTGGATGCTGCTCTTAAAGCGGAACAGACTCGTGCTCTTGCTGCTGAAGGCGCAAACACTACTTCAATCAACAACGAAATTGCTGCTAGAATCGCGGGCGACTCTGACCTACAGGTTAGTCTTGACGCGGAAGTATCACGTGCTCTTGCTGCTGAAGGTGTATTGACATCTAACGTTTCTATTAACGCTGCTTCGATTGTGACTGAATCTAATTCACGTCAAAGTGCCGATGCTAACTTACAGTCTCAGATCGACTTTATTAAAGCCAACACTGATTCTGCTGCTCTGGATTCGTTAACTGAAATCGTAGCTGCCTTCCAGGCTGCTGACGGTACTCTTACTGGTCTAGTATCTCAGAACCAAACTGATATCGCAACTAACGCTTCAGGTCTTGCTGCGGAACTTACCGCACGTGCGGCACAGGGTTCTGCGATTCGTGGTGAGTTCGCTGCTGCTGACACTCTTCTTCAGACAAACATTGACGGTAAGGTTTCTAAGTCTGGCGATGCGATGTCTGGCGATCTAGACATGTCCGGTAACAAGGTCGGTGGTCTTGCAGACGGTACGGTTTATGCTGACGCAGTTAACAAAGGTCAGTTGGACGCGGGTCTTGCTGCACAGCATATCTCTCAGTTTGATACTAGCGACCTTCTAGAAGATCCGAATGGTACTAACCTTTACTTCACAAATGCTCGCGTTCACGCGGCAGTATCCGTCACTGACGTTTCTGGTGAAGGTAATGTTTCTGTAACAAACGGTGTGTTCTCTTTAAACACTGCTAAGGCATTCGTTGAACTAACTGATGTTACAGATTCAACTATCACTGGTAAGGAAGGTTTTGTTGCTCGTGTTAAGACTGATGGTTCTGGTATCGAACTTGTTGACCCAACACAGCTGGCGTTTAACAATGCTCAACGTCAGACTATTAGTGGTGACGGTGCTCAGACTACATTCGCATTAAACTTCGCAACTCTAGAAGCTAACGCGATGGTATTTGTTGGTGGTGTTGTACAGGATCCATCTGTACACTATAACATCGACTCTGAAGCACAGACAATCAGTTTCAACGCAGCGATTCCTGTTGGTACACAAGCGGTAGTTATCGCTCAGTCTACTAACTCGGTTGGTGTACTAGATCCTAAGTCTGTTGGTCTAGAAACTCTTGCTGATAACATCAAAGTCTTCGAACAAGGCAATGATATTGTTGTAGGAACTTCTGCTACAGTAGTTTCTTCATTCAACTCAGCAAACTACCGAACTGCTAAGTACATCGTTACTGTCGCAAATGGTAGTGAGTTCGAAACACGCGAATGTCTAGTTATTCACAACGGAACTGACGCTTTCATCACTGAATACGGTATCGTATACACTGGTGCGGCATTACTAGGTGATACTGATATACGTGTTACTGGTTCTACTGTTGAACTATTATACACTTCTGTATCAGCTGGTTCTGTAGTTTCTGTATCTGCTACATACGTCGACGCATAATAACTTTAACCCTAGGTGGAGGGGGATTCGTCCCCCTCCGCAAATAAAAATTCTAAAACAAAGGTAATAAAATGTCTTCGAACAAAAAATTTAGAATTCAGAATGGCGTTAACATAATCGGTGAACTGTCTATCGATGATATTACTATCATTGATGCGAACGGTAACGTTAGTGCGGATGCGATTGCTACCGCAGTTGCGTCACTAACCGCAGGCGACTTGGCTGATTTGCAGGCACAGGTAACTACAATTCTTGGGAGTTCTCCGGAATCTCTGGATACTTTACAAGAGATTGTTGCTGCTTTTGAAGCTGCGGACAGTACTTTAACCGGAACTGTTGCTGCTAACGCATCTGCTATTACTACAATTAATAACACTCTGGCGAGTGGAGTCGCAACTCCTGCTGACATTAGTGGCTTAGATTCCGATATTGGTGTCCTAGAAACATTTGTCAAAGGTGGTGCTTCACTTTCAACTGTCGCGACTAATGTTGTTCCGGCAATTAACGAACTAGTATCTGAAGTTGCTACTGTAAAAAGTGCGCAGACCGGAGATACTACAACTCTAACTTCAGCAATTAATACTGCTAAATCAGAAGCAATCTCTGCAGCATCTGCTGACGCAACTACTAAAGCAGACGCTGCTGAAGCTGCTGCAAACGCATATACTGATACTGAAGTTGCCGCATTGGTTGCTTCTGCTCCTGGCGCACTAGATACTCTTAACGAGTTGGCAGCTGCCTTGGGTGACGACGCGAACTTTGCGTCATCAATTACTGCGTCTATCGCAACTAAAGCTGACGATACTGCGACTACTGCTGCTCTTGGTCTCAAGGCAAACGCATCTGATGTTGCTGCATCATTTAGTGCGGAAGAATCTGCTCGTGACAGTGATGTCCTTGCAGCAATCGCTACCTCATCCGCAGACGCGACTTCTAAAGCAGACGCTGCCCAACTGGCGGCGGAAACTACGGCATCCGCAGACGCAACTACTAAGGCAGATGCTGCCAAAGTGGCAGCGAACGCATATGCGGTTTCTATTGTTAGTAGCACTGTTGACGCTGAAGCGAATACTCGTGCCGCTGCTGATACCGCGTTAAGTTCTCGTATAACTGCGGTAGAAGGATATTCTACTACTGATATTCCACAAGGTTCTAATGAGTACTTCACTACTGCCAAGGCACGTGCGTCGGTACAAGCTGGTACTGGATTGTCTTATAACCAATCAACCGGTGAGTTTTCAACTAACCTAGTTGCTGGTGACGGTGTTAGTGTATCTGGTGGTACTATCTCTATTGATGGTACATCTATCGGGCAGAATTTGGTTCCTTCTCTAGATGACACGTATAGTCTTGGTTCTCCGGACAAAGTATGGCGTGATGTGTATATCGGCCCTGGCTCATTATACATCAACGGTACTAAAATCCTTGAGGACAACAGCGGTACAATCACAATGTACGCGGACTCAGGTCAGAACCTATCATTCGGTACTTCCGGTGGTGGTGTAATTGATCTAAACGCTGGTTCAGAATCTATTCAGGTTAAATCTAATTTTATCCTGTCTTCTGGCAAAACAATCACAACTGTTGGTGGCGCTGCTACTCAATTCGGCGGTGACGTTGAAATGAATGGTAACTGCATCTTTAATGTTGCGGTTCCACAAACAGACGGCGAAGCTGCTAACAAAGGATATGTTGATAGTAAGATTGCTGCTGATCACGTAGGTAATAAGTCTTTCTTAGGCGACGTTGATGTTCAAGGTAATTTATCTGTTCAAGGTACTGTAACTACAGTTAACTCTGAGACTATCTCATTAGCAGATAACATCATTGACTTGAACTCAAATGTTACTTCTGGTACTCCGACTGAGAATGCTGGTTTCCGCGTAATGCGTGGTGACGAAGCTGCTGCTCAGATTCGATGGAATGAAACCTCAGATCAGTGGGAAGTATTCGACGGTTCTTCTTACACTAAGATTGCGCTATCTACTAGCGACCTAGTGGAAGGTTCTAATGAGTACTTTACTGATGCTAAAGCAAAATCAGCTGTTGCGGCAGATATCGCATCTGCGGTTACTGCTCTAGACAATGACCTACAGGGACAGATTCATACTCTAAGTTCTGGTGCGTCTACTGAAGCATCAACCCGTGCGTCTGCTGATAGTGTACTTCAAGGTAATATCACGGCAGAAGTTACTCGTGCTACTGCTGCGGAAGGTGTTAATGCGACAGCAATTTCATCTGAAGCATCAACCCGTGCGTCTGCTGATACTACTCTCCAGAGTAATATTGATGCGGAACAACTTGCTCGCGAAAGTGCTGACAGTGATCTACAGAGTCAGATTACAGCAGAAGTTACTTCACGCGCAAACGCTGTATCAGGTCTAATCACTGATGTTGCGAATGCTAATACTGCTCGTATCACAGGTGATAACAACCTACAAGCGGCAATTACTTCTGTACAGAATGCGGTTAACGCAATCACTACCGGTACAATTCCTGCTCTAGATACTATAGTAGAAGTTGTTGCTGCGTTTGAGGCTGCTGACGGTAATTTACAGTCATTGATGAGTGGAAACTCTTCAGCGATTAATGTTATTGACGGTCGTGTAGATACTTTAGACTCAGATATGGCAGTGGTTCAGGGACTCGCATCTGCCACAGCATCTACAGTAGCTGTTCAGGGTGGTCGTCTGTCTACTGAAGAAGGTAATGTTGATTCGTTACAGACATTCACTGGTATAGGTACTGCTCTTGATACTACTGCTGCTTCACTAGCAGTTGCTATCAACGAACTACACGGTGAATTAAATACTGCTGTCACTTCAATCAGTAACGAAATCACTCGTGCTACTGCTGCGGAAGGTGTCAACGATACTGCGATTACTTCGGAAGCATCAGCTCGTTCTGCTGCGGATATCCTCTTACAGGGTAACATTGATACAGAAGCATCAACTCGTGCGGCTGCTGATAGTGACCTACAGGTCGGTCTTGCTGCCGAATTGGTTGTTCGTGCTGCCGGTGATACTACTCTCCAGAATAACATTAACACAGAAGTTGCGTTACGTGTTGCTGGTGATAATTCACTTCAGAATCAGATTAACAGTATTGTCTCTAACACTGATCCAGCTGCTTTGGATTCATTGACAGAGATTGTTGCTGCTTTCCAATCTGCTGATGGAACGTTACAAGGATTGGTCAGTTCTAACAATGCTAGTATCTCTACTTTAAATACTAAAGTAGGTGCTATCGAAAATTGGGACACTGATGACCTAAGTGAAGGTACTAACAAGTACTGGACTCCGGAACGTACTAAGTCGGTATTGTCTGGTGGTCTATGTATCACTTACAATTCAACCACTGGTGAAATCAAGATTGACGAAGCGGAAACTGCTTCATCTCTACACGTAGCATCATCTACTAACGCGAACGGTTTGGGTGGACAAGCTCCTTCTCACTACCGTATTGACATCTATGATATCAATGGTGTTATTGTAAACTAATATTACTAATAAGTAGTATGCGAAAGGGGACACTTCGGTGTCCCTTTTTTTATGTGCGCTATAAAACGTATAAATAGAACTAGAATAACTTTAGGACGCACCTCATGTATGTAACTAACCGAGATGATTTGATGGACTATTGCTTGCGTGCATTAGGGCACCCAGTAGTAGAAGTCAATATAGATGAAGAACAATTGGATGACCGTGTAGACGAAGCACTTCAGTGGTTTCGTGAATTTCATCCAGATGGAAGTAAACGCTTTTACTTGAAGCATCAATTGACTCAGGAAGATATCGACAATCAATCTATCGATTTTCCTGACAATTTGGATATGATAAGTGTAGTTCGTATGCTCCCCATGTCCTTTAACGGTTCACAGAATGGATGGTTCAGTGACGCATGGCAGTACATGAAATTTACCATGTCAGACTTTGTTGCCGGAAATGGCATCTTGGGAGACCTTGCTCAGTACGAACAGATGCAGCAACACTTATCGTTGTTGGACATGAAGTTAACTGGACAACCAGAGATTTTATTCGATAGACAATATAATAGAATAAATCTAACTATAGGTAAAAGCAAACTTACTGCGGGGGATTATATCGTATTTGAGGTATATGGTATTAGAGACCCAGACGATTCAATAACAGAATATAACTCTCTTTGGAATCATCGTTTTCTCAAATCATATTGTACTGCGCTCATTAAGAGACAGTGGGGTACTAACTTGATTAAGTTTGATGGAATGACATTGCCAGGCGGTGTCACTGTAAACGCTCGTCAAATCTATGAAGATGCTCTACAAGACATCGAAAAAATCATGGAGAAATTCCGTGAAGAGGAAGACGAAGGCCCAATCTTTTTTGTAGGGTAACCCATGGCAACTAATCCATATATAAGTCAAAATCACAGACCAGAACAGAGTTTATACGAAGACTTAATTATAGAGTCTATTAAATTCTATGGTCAGGACATTTATTATCTACCCCGAGAAGTTGTAGAGAGGGAAGATATCTTTCTGGACAGCATTCAGTCCCAGTTCTCTGACGCCTATAAGGTAGAGGTTTTCATAGAGAATACTGACGGATTTGACGGAGAGGGAGACCTGTTCACCAAGTTTGGTATCGAGTTACGCGATCAAGCAACATTTGTGATTGCTCGTCGGCGATGGCAGGAATTAATTGGTGATAAACTATCAGACAAGAAATTCAGACCAAGGGAGGGTGATGTTATATTCTTACCTCTATCTCAGTCTTTGTTCGAGGTCAAGAAAGTTGAGACTGAAACTCCTTTCTATCAGTTATCCCAGTTACCACTCTTCCGTATGCAGTGTGAGTTGTTTGAGTTCTCTGATGAAGACTTTGACACTGGTGTTGATGCGATTGATATTGTAGAAAAAGAACACGCCTATCAGTATCATATGACTATGGCTGAACCAGATTCTAACCAAGGTGGTTTCTACGAGACCGGAGAATACGTATTCCAGACGTTTGACGATTTTGAACTTGGCGGTGAAGTTACTGCGTGGAACAGTCAAACACGTGTGCTATCTATCGCGCACACGGGTGCTGATGACGGACAATACCACATGTGGTCTGATGACCGAGAAGTATTTGCGGAGTCTGGTGCGGTGTATATGCCGGTACAGGGAACCATTGGGGATAATGTAAACGAAATACAACCTCTATCACAGAATAAAATATTTGATGATTTCGAAAATGATTTCCTAGACTTTTCAGAATCGAACCCCTTCGGAGATGTTTCATAATGTTAGGTACTTATTTTTATAACAAGCGAGTAAGGACTTCTGTATCTATATTTGGTTCTCTGTTTAATGACATACATGTTTTGAGAACAGACTCTAACGGTAAAGTCTTATCACAAGTCAAAGTACCATTATCTTATGCTCCGAAGAGGAGTTTCTTAGAGAGACTCGAAGAGATGTCGCAAGGTGAAGAGGCTGAACGTCGCGTCGCCATTAAGTTACCTAGAATGTCCTTCGAGATAATTGGTATTAATTATGACCCGCAGCGTCAGTTACCTAAAATGAATACGTTTAATGCGGCACCTATTGGTGAAAGAAAAGATTTATACACAGGTGTTCCGTATATATTGTCGTTTCAATTAGCAGTTTATGCTAAATCGCAAGATGATGCGTTACAAGTGGTTGAACAAATTATACCATACTTTGCTCCGCAATACACGCTCTCGGTAAAACCATTCAGCGATTTACCCGATATAGTCGAAGATATTCCGGTCACTCTCACTGGTGTAGATTTTCAAGATGATTATGAAGGCCCATTAGAGCAACGTAGAACAATTATATATAATCTTAACTTTGAGATGAAAACTAATTTCTACGGGCCAGTGAAGGAAGGCACGCTTATTAGAGAAGTTAACACTAATATACACATGCTTTCCAATGATGATTTAAACCCGTTCTTGAGTAATATAAGAATTACTACAGACCCAATTGACGTGAGTCCTGATAGTGACTATGGATTTACTATAGAGATTAATGATGAGCAAAGTCCCAACGGTATCTAACAAAGAAGAGAAACGTAATTTTGTACATGAACAAGACTATGAATACTCTCGTGAAACTTACTACGACCTTATTGAAAAGGGTCGTGAGTCTTTAGAGTTGATGATTGAGGTAGCTCGCGAAAGTGAGCACCCCCGAGCATTTGAAGTTCTGGCTGGTATGATTAAAGGTATCGCTGACGTTAACGATAAGTTAATGGATTTGAACAAGAAGCAGAAAGAACTTTTAAAAGACGATAGACCCGCAGACGCAATAACTACTAATAACAATTTATTTGTAGGTTCTACTACAGACCTTCAGCGCATGTTATTGGGTGGTAATGAAAAGGTGATTGATCAGGACGATTCATAATGGCATCTTTCACTAAGAACTCCTATCTCGGAAACCCTCAAGTAAAACGTGACGGTGTCTCAGAGGAGTGGGATAAGAAGAAACTTCGAGAATACCAGAAGTGTATGAAAGACCCCGCGTATTTCTGTAGGAAGTATGTTAAGGTAGTTCATCTTGATAAAGGTCTAGTACCTTTCGATCTATATGATTATCAAGAAAATATGTTTAATCACTTTAATGATAATAGATTTTCTATCGTTCTCGCTTGTAGGCAATCTGGTAAATCAATTAGTTCGGTAGGGTATATTTTATGGTATGCCGTATTTCATCCAGAAAAGACTATTGCGGTTCTTGCTAACAAAGGCGCGACGGCACGTGAGATGTTATCTCGTGTAACACTCATGTTAGAGAACCTCCCGTTCTTCCTACAGCCTGGCTGTAAAGCACTTAACAAAGGGTCAATAGAGTTCTCTAATAACTCTCGTATCATTGCCGCAGCAACCTCTGGTTCTTCTATTCGTGGTATGTCGGTTAACCTTCTGTTCCTAGACGAGTTTGCGTTCGTAGAGAATGCGGCAGAGTTCTATACATCAACCTATCCTGTAATTTCGTCCGGTAAGGACACAAAAGTTATCATAACAAGTACCGCAAACGGTATTGGTAATACTTTCCAAAAGATATGGGAAGGTGCTGTACAGGGTGTTAATGCCTACAAACCGTTTCGTGTAGATTGGTGGGATGTCCCTGGCCGAGACGAGAAGTGGAAAGCGCAAACTATAGCAAACACCTCCTCCTTACAGTTTGACCAAGAATTTGGTAATACGTTCTTCGGTACGGGTAATACTCTCATTGAGGGTCAGATACTTCTAGATTTACGTGCGCGTCAACCAGTTCGTCGATTGGAAGGCGGGGACGTATCAGTATATGAAGAACCCATTATAGATCACCAGTATATCATGACCGTTGATGTTTGTCAAGGGCGTGGACAAGATTATTCTACATTTACTATATTTGATGTTTCAGTACAACCATTCAAACAGGTATGCGTGTATCGCAATAACCGAATATCCCCAATTCTTTATCCCAACATAATATATAAATATGCTACCGTATACAACGAAGCGTATGTTGTCGTAGAGAACAATGACCAAGGTATGGTCGTGTGTGTTGGTCTATATCAAGACTTAGAGTATGAGAACATCCATCTAGAGTCAGCAATCAAGGCAGATTCTATTGGTATTCGTATGGACAAAAAAGTCAAACGAATTGGATGTTCGGCAATCAAGGACATCATCGAAAATCATAAACTAGATATTTACGATGAAAATACTATCATGGAAATATCAACCTTTATATCTAAGGGGTTGTCTTTCGAAGCGAGTGACGGTAACCATGATGACTTAATGATGAACCTTGTGATGTTTGGATACTTTGTTAGCTCACAATCTTTTGGCAATGTTGCGGATGTTGATTTTAGAACAATGCTATTTGAACAACGAATGAAAGAGATTGAAGACGACATACCCCCATTCGGAATTATTGATGATGGCTCATCATATAGTACCGAACTTGACCTGACAGATCCCTATAATGCGGGTTGGCATGACATATCAGCACAGCAGTTTACTCCCGAAGAATGGTAGATTTAAAAATAATATAAATAGAAGTATTGAGAAAAAAATCCGTATTATGATAAACTTATTATACCTTAATCGAAAAGGAAACTATTATGGCTCTTAAATCGTCAGAGTCTCCAAATGTTACAGTACGCGAAGTCGATCTAACAGGCGTTGTTCCTGCTACGTCTAGTACTACT